CATAAGCCCAATACGTATTATGTGCATGAGCGCCAACACCAGCACTGTGCTTGCCACTGGTATAATTCAAAAATACGCGATTCCCTAATGGAGAGCCAAACGCACCTGACGTTACCGCAGTTCTATAAATGTCTACGACTAATTTGTTTTTCCCTCGTGCTAGTGTTATGCCCGATCCTGCTATGCCGCCGCTATCAAAACGTTGTGCTAGAGCAAATCCGCCAGCATTAACTGAACCCGTAGCATGGGTATAGGCACGGTAAGTTTGACCGCCCACACGAACATTAAGTCCGGTAATTACCGCATGATCGACAAAATGAACCTGAACACCCGATTGCACAAGCGTTATAGTGGCTGGTTCTTCAACATAAAATGGCAATTCCCAACGCTGAGCATCGCCTGCCGCCGTTCCGCCGAAAAACCCATCCGATTGTTTGGGCATGGTCAACTGAAGCGAATTGAGGATCGTGCTGCTATCGGCATGATTGTACAAATAGGTCACAAATAGAACTGCCGACAAACAGTTAAAACAAGCCGTCGCGCTGCCGCCGGCCTTGAAAGCGTGGACGGCGCTCGTCGTCATGTCATTTCTAACCCACAAACGACGATACCAATGGGCGCTATTCAATCCGCTTTCATGATTACCGTCAGCATCCGCCGCTTCTGCATCTAAGCCTAATTCCAGGGTAAAGTCAGTTGCACTCGACCGAACTTCATTAACCGTAATTTCAAAAAACGTTTGGATAAATGTCTTATCCGCTTCGGGTAAGAAAGTGCCTAATAAAGGCACTTGATTAGTGCCAATTTCCACTAATGCGTTCGATAAGTTATCAACATAGCCATCTAATGGAATGGCTACTGTTTTGACACGCCCTAAATTGACAACATAAGTGCTGTCGCTGCTAGGATTAGTTGTCCAGTTCGGTGTAATGGTTAAAACAGTTCCCGTGTTAGAAGCAATTTTCCTTACTTGACCCGCCCCCGTTCCACCCGTAATCTTGACAAACCAGTGTTTGTAAGCATCGGTAGTCCAGGCTTTATCCGTATCAGTGAGGGTTGAAGCAGTACCTGATTCCGCCGTCCCGCTATCTTTTTGCTCAGTGTCATCATATTCGTAAGTAATCCGCAACCGAGCGGTGATATTATTGACCGGGACAGACGTTATTAAGGTCCCCACCTGACAGGTCTGTTCGTTGAGTGTTCCAAAATTGGTTACAAAATAAGAAGTGACATCTCTGGTAAATAATAACGTTTGTTGTTCGCCTGTGTTGGCAATCGTGGAAGTAATCGTAACATCATTGAAAGCCACCGCGCCTAATTTAATGCCCATCAACCAGGCAGTAACACTCGTAGCGACTGTCTCTGTACCTCGACAAGTCAATTCAATTTCTACAGATCGAAAGGTACGAGAAGGCGATTCAGGAATGATTAACGTGACAGCCGGAAAGTCATAACGAGTAGTAGCGGCAACCCCGGCCTCATTATGACCGATAGGTATGTCAATATAATTGGTTCGCAGTGTCATAGATCATTGCCATTTTTAATAAGAACGCTAACTACCCAGAAAATATTGCTAGTATTTTTTTGCTTAACAGCACGAATGGTAATTTCGCGCCCGTCCAATGTGCCATGACGAGTGGCATTTTTATCCGCGTCAGCAATCGCATCACGGATGCACTCGATGACATTTTGTTCTAAAACGCTGACGTTCATCTGCGGCATCGTTATGCTCCAAACCCTCCCGGTCGCTCCCCTTCAGATGTCATGCGCGCGCTTCTGCCCATACAGTCAGCGGCAGGATCACTATTCATCCTTTTGGTGCCGCACCGATGGTGCGTAAACCATTCCGTGATCGTGGATGCGCGATTTGCGGATATAGCGGCGCAGCTTTGTGTTCCAGGCGGCTTCGTTGGCGGCCAGCAACGCCATGTCTCTGCGGGTCACGAGACCAATCGGGAAACCTGAACGTTGCAAAATCGCCTGATCTATAATGATGGTTTCGGCGTTGGCTTCCTCTTCGGCCAGCTTCGCCACATGATGCAGTTCCTTCGCCAGCGCCAGGGCGCTTTCCCAGGAAAGCTGCATCAGCAGCCGACCCTCCAGGATGATTTGCACCTTTGCCCCTTCGCGGCGCACCTGACCTTCGCGCTGGCGCGGGACTAAAATAGTCGGCGTCATAGTTTAAATAACCCGCTGGCATTCGGGACGAAGTTAATGTTGCCACCGTTGGGTGTGACCGGCATCCCGCTGGAAAAGGTGTCCATATCGAAAATGAGCGGGTCAGTCGAATCCGCGCCGCCCGTATCGCTAAAACACACCACTTCTTCCGACACGTCGCCGGTCACGCTTGACCAGGTAACATCGTCAGCGTCGGCTGTGCCGCCCACTTTGGTTTTGCCGGTCAGCGCGCCCGAAACGGCCACCCGCGCCGCGCCGGGTACATCGTCCCAAAAGTTGTGCGTCGCCAGATTGCGAGTGTAATCGGCGGCGTCGATCAGGGCGACTTTAATCGTATTGGCATCCCAATCGATGTCGCCGCCTAAAAAGCCTTCCCTGCCTGCGTCGTACAAACCGTTAGCCATTCTCCTGGCCTCCCTCTTCGTCATCAAAATACGCGGTCACGTCGCGTCCTATGCTTTGCGTCAGCCGGGGATCAGCCTTCGCCGCTTCTTCCGCGTTCCGTGTGACCCAAGCTGCATCCAAATAGGGTAACAGTTCGTCCTGTTCAGTCTTGATCTCCTGAATGGCTGCTAACAGGCGTTGGTTCTCCGCTTCCAGTTCTTCGAGTGTCCACATTTCATATCCGGGGTTCATGCAAATGCTCCTTCATTATCCGGTTTCGGCTCTAACCCTTCGGCCTTCATACGCTCAATTTCCGCGTCCAGCCGCGCATCTTCCTGCTCCTGTTCGGTTTCGGCTTCGGCCTGGGCCGCCTGCACCTCGGCTGCCGGGTCGTCCACCAAGTCGAGCAGTCGCAGTTCGGTCTCTTTGGTCAGCAAGCCGTCCAGGCTGGCCTGCTGGATTTTCTTGAGTTCCAGTTCGCCGTTCTGTTTCTCTAGTTCCGGCCACAGGATTTTGAAACGCTCGACGGCGGCCAGCGGCTCGATCAGGCGTTTGGTCGCCAGCCACACCTTCACCAGTTGCTTGACCGCTTTCTGGGTCTGCGTCCGCCGCCCCTTCAGGTAACGGATGAAAGCGGGCATCTGCGCCGTCACACTGTCGCCGCCAATGCCCCCGGCCACTTCCACGCCCCAGGCCCACACCGGAATGCCGGTATGTTCGCTCATCAGATAGAAGTACATCTTGAGGACGTTCAGGCTGTCTTCGCTGAAGGGGTTGGGTGAAGCAAACTTAAAGCTGCCGCCTTGCCCCAACCAGAGCATGGTCAAATCTTCAAAATCGGTCACCGGCACTTCGTGGTCGATACCGGCCTTGTCGCGCACGGTCTCGGTGCGGGTGCTGTTGACGCGCTGGGCTTCTTCTGGGTCGTCCAGGCCCTCGGCCACCGGGATCGGCCTGCCCATGATCTCGACGCCGTCGGCGGTCTTCTGGATCACATCGTCATAGCGGCCAAACAGGGTCAGCAGCGCCTCGTACATCGGATGGCCGTAGAGTTCGTTGCTCTCTTTGTCGTTGGGCAGGTGAATCACCGGCAGCATACCGATCAGGTTGGCGAAGTGGAACGACTGCGAGGTGATGACGGTATCGGTGCCAAACAGCTTGGTGCCGCTCGTCACCTGGAAGGTGATAGTGCGGCCATCCAGCCGGTATTCGTCGATGACCGTCGCCTTGTCCAGCACGGTGGTGATGCGATAGCCCAGGATGTTGGTGTAATCCAGGTCGTCCTTCAGGATTTCAACCGTGTCCGGCGAGGCCATCGACAGCGAGCCGTCCGGGTTGACGATGAGATACGAATCACCCAAGCGGCTCGAATCCTTGCGCCAGGTCATCAGGGTGTCGAGTTCGTCATCGACCAGCTCGCTCACCTGTTCATCCACGTCCATATTGTCGCTGTCGATGCCGAAGCCGTCGCCCAGCATCCACTCAGCGTCAATCTCGGCGATACGTTTGCAGAACAGGCCGCCGAGTTCATAGCCCAACTCTTTACCGCGCGGCAACCGTGACCAGAAATCATATTCGGGGCGGGTTTCGTCGACGGTTTTACGCCAGGCGACGGCCCGGTTGTAGGGCGTGGTCGTGCGCCCGATGATCTCGCTCACCAGAGCATCCGGCGGGACGGCTTGCAGCGTGCCGCTGACCGTTTTGGCCGGGCTGCGTCGTCGCACCTGGAGACGCCGGTTTCGCTTGTGTACCATTAACGTTTCCCTCTCGGCTTGCGTCCCTGCCGCTCTGGATACAATCCCTTTGCTTTGCTGCGCGCCAGGCTGGTTTTGCTGCCATCGACCATGAGTTCGGTCAGCGCCCATACCAGCGCATCCATGCGATCCGGCGAGGTTTCACCCGGCAGCCAGGTACACATCTGGTCTTCTAGTTCGGCGAAGTTGCCGACATGATGCACCATACCCTGTTCATACAAAGCGCTCACCGGCTCGGCCCGCGTCAGCTTGCCCCGACTGGCATGAACTTTGTTGTAAGGCGGCATCCGCTCACCCTTCGCCAGCACACTTCGGAGTACCTGTTCGATCATGTCGCCGCCGTTATTCGCCTCGCCGATAATCCGGTCTGCCTCAAATTTATGGAAACCGGTAATCGCTTCCAATGCCCAGCGCGCTGGGGTGTCTCGCAGCGACAGATCATCCAGCACATAGCCGTGTCCATCCACACTCACTCCCGCTACCACGATCCCGGCCTCTGCCGATTCTTCTTCGCTGGTCGTCGAGGGATCGATGGCGACGACGATGCGTTTCAAATCCGGGTGGCTCGTCACCCGCTTGTCGTCGATGATGGTATGTGTCCACAGCGCCCCCGGCACATCATCCAGCACCGCCCCGGCTAACTCTTGCCGCCCCAAGCGCGTCCCGGCGTATTTCTTCTCCAGTTGCACAATCGTTTGTGCGGCCAGGTTGGCGCGATTCTCCTGCATACTGCCGCGTGTGACCCGGACACTGCGATCCTTCAGCAGCTCCCGGATCAGCTTGGTTGGCCGGGGGGTGGTGGTTCCTACCCACTGCGGGTTATCGCCCAGCCGCAGACCGAACATCACCTGATCAAAGGACTCGGTGTAACGCCAAGCGGCCAGCTCATCCAACCAAGCGCCATCATGCTGCGGCCCACGCAGTTGATCCGGTTTATCGCCGCTGTAGGTCGTCGCCATCGCACCGTTGGGCCAGGTCAAACGGCGTTTCGACGGCTCGTACTTGGGCATAAACCTGGGCGGGCTGACCGCCAGGATGCCGCTCTCGCCTTCGACCATGACATCCCGGACATCGGCAGCCGTCCGCGCCACCAGCGCGATCCGCCGCCGTCCATGACACTTCACCTGGTCGATCACCCATTCCGCTCCGGTTCGGGTTTTGCCGAAGCCACGCCCGGCCAGGATGAGCCAGCCGAACCAATCGCCTTCCGGCGGGAGCTGCTTATTGCGCGCCCAGAACGGCCAGTCATACAGCAGGGACTGCGCCTCATCTTCACTCAATTGCGCCAGGATCATCGCCCGGCGCTGCGCGTCCAGACTGACGAGCGAGGAGCTGTGCCAATCGCTCTTTTGCATCGACTACCTCCACACTTTCGGTTGTTTTGCCCTGGGCCAGTTGGTGATGTTTCCACAGCTGCAGCAGGGCCGCCTGGGCGCTGTAGAGCTTGAGTTTGATGCGTTCCTGCTTAACCCCACCCGCACTAATGATCTCACGATCAAACTCCTGAATCAGCCGCGTCTCAGGGTGTGCGGCAATTTGCTCTGATGTCAACTCAATGAACTTGCCCAGGTCGCTGCGTCCGTGTTCGGTCAATCGGATCAGCACTTCGTCGGCACTCATCGTCAATTCGGCAAAACGTTCCTTGACTGCCGCCTGGATGTAATCCTTTGTCAGTAATTTATGGGCCGTCTGCCGTGCCGATTCCTCAGCGTAGCCCGCCAGGCGTGCCGCTTCAGCGCCATTGAACCGTGCTTCACCGGTGTAATAAAGGATAAACGCCAGTTCTCGCTTACTTGCCATACCACCCGCCCAAAACAAAAAAGCGCCGCCCCATCGGGAGCCGCGCTCACTTCATGTAACAAATTATAGCACAAATGTCTCAGTTGGCGTGAACATGCGGCACGCCGTACTGCCGTTCATAATTCTGCTTATAGGCCGCCCACTTGGTCGCCTTCGTTTGTTCAGCCCGCTCCAGCGCCAGTTGGAAGCTGGTCTTGGTCTTCAGTTTCGTGAACTCGTCCCGGTAACTTTTATAATCGAACTTCTGCAAATCCCACGTCATCGGCTGCCGCTCCTCCAATTAAAAACACCCATACATTTAGTGTACAGGTGTTCTAATCCAGGATGGGCATGGGGTTATGACAGCGGCAGCGCCTTCAACACTTTATCAATTTGCCCGTCATCCATCGTCGGCTTGATGTACCCCACTGTCCAGTCATTGGTGTCCGCCGGGCGTCGCCGCTGCGATACCTCGACGGCGACATATTGATCCGGCCAGGCCAGGTCGTAGGTTTTGTGGCGCAGTCGGTATTCTACCTGGGGTTCAGGCAGTCCTAACGCCTGGATGCGGCGGATAACTCGTTCAAAAGTTTGCTGCTCAGTCATACGGGTTCGCTTGCCTCCTCGCATCGGCGAAAACTCGATTACCTGACCCCGATTCTTAAAATAGTCGCGCAGCGCCATCCGAATCACTTCATTCTTTTCCGTCTTTAAGCGCTCCGCCTCGCTGGCAATGGCCGCGTCGCCTTCTTTCGTCACGCGCAGCGGGATGTCGCGGCTGTTCTCACCAGGCACTGCCATTGTTTCACCTCTATTCATGTCAACTGACTTGAATATATCATGAAACATAAATCCATGTCAACTGACTTGAACCCCTAGTATTTAGGGTACACAGGTCATATGACTTGCTTTATACTTATATTTGTAAGGTTGAAACGACAACTGAATAGATAGAGAACGACGGGGATCGCCACCCCGCTACCAACAAAGGGTGATGAAAGAAAAGAAACGAAGCCTTACATATCTAATCGAAAGCGTAGGAAAAGGAGCAAACATGTCTACGCGAGCAGTGATAGCGGCCTATACCAATCGGGAGTTAGGCCAGTGGCGCGGGACTTACCATCATTTTGATGGTTATCCCAGCGGTTTAGGAAAGGCACTGTGGCAACTTTATCACGAATTTTATGAAGGGTTGCTTCCCGCTATGGTCGAAATGCTGATCGACGCCCATCCGCAGGGTTGGTCAAGCATTATCGATGCCGACTGGAATCTGCGGCCAACGTGGATTGACGATAGGAGTGCGTGGTATAAAGCGGATAAGAAATTGCCGCCGCTGTCCTACAAATATCGTCCCGGTGAAGAGCATAACGAGTCGTACATCGACCAAACAACCGATAGCTGGCAAGAATGGGCATATGTGTTTGACCTTGAGCGTCAAACCATGACCGTTTTTGAGCGGATCGGCAGTTGGGACACGGTGAATTACCGGCAAGTTGCAACACTCCCTTTGTCAGAGAGTGAGCCAACCTGGACAGCTTTTGAGTAAGTGATCCGCCGTTCCCGCAGTGTGTCAGCATTGCGGGAACACTTTTGTCTGAGGGAGACAAAATGTGGTTAACCGGAAGCATACCACACAAATTCCCACATCGTCAATAACTTTATTTGAATAGACTGCCTCGGTTGCCCAGGGCAGTCTAGGCGACACACCAGCGCTTCGGCGACGCCTTTGCCACCAGGCCGCGCGCTTCCAATTCGATCAGGTATTTACAGACTGTCCGCCGGGCAATCCCCAGCAATTCGGCCAGCAGTCCGGCCCGCACCGGCTTCTCTGGTCGGGCCTGCAACTCGCGTAATTTTGTTAGCACCACCTCGGCATAGGGCGACATAAGCCCTCCGTAATAATACTTCATTCGATTGTCGCCGGATTGCTAACCGGAAACAAGCCTTTGCTCACCTTTTTCACAAACTTTTTGACTCGCTCAAACCGGAAGTTAACCATATTGGGTTAGGCTTCATATTTCGGCAAACAGAGTACATACTCCGGCCACGCGAAATCATCATCTGCGATACTCAGAAGATACAGCCCTAAGTCATAGTAGTAATCACTAAACATCACCTGCGGGTCTACGTGTCCGCACAGGGGGCAGGCGCAATGTTCCGTCCACTGATCTACTGGCACGATGTCGTAATCATCGCTCCCGAATGACTGATCGCAGTTTTCGCAATAGCTGCCCTCGTCGTAATTGGAATGGCCGTTCACATCTAATCCAAATGTCATCCCGCCAACCCCCTAATCATCACCAGATCGCGCTCCAATGCTTCGGCGCGGCGGGCATAACTCGGATACGTCCGGCTCATCAACTGCGCCTGTTGCAACTGGCTCTCGCTGCGCTTCAAGGCTTCGCGGTACACCTGCGCTGTCCAGGCGGCTGCCGTCGTCTCATTCACCGCCAGCGGACTCATCCGGCTCATTTCACCGGCCTTCAACTTGGCGCCGAACACGGGTGCTTTGCTCGGCGCATCCACCAGCGTCGCCATCTCCGGCGCTTTCAGCACGAACGGCGGGTAATCCGGCCATCTGTGAGCGCGGTTGTTGCCCATCAGGTTCTTGTATTTCTGCTCACTCCGTTCATTCGGCGGCAGATACGGCATTCCGAGTAAACTAAAAAAGGTGTCTTCGTCGGGGATGTGAAGCTGCACCTTGTCCTCGGCGATCCACTTGTCTTTCGGCTTGTGCCATAGGTTGCCCGGCGAATACCAGCCGTCGCCGTCCACGAAATGAATCGGCGCGCGTTTGTAGATCAGGTAGGCCATGATGTACTCATTGGCTTCTTTGGGGCCAGATCGCAGCCATTTGATATAGCCCCAACTGGTTTCGCTTGTCAGCCACAGTTCTATCTTAATTCCCTGAAACAGCATACTGCGGTACTTCGGCCCCCAGCGGGTGCTTTGGTTGCCTTCTTTTCCATATAAAGCCTTAATAACGGTACCGTTTTCGGCGAGGGAATCAAGAATCGTGTGCAAATTATGTTCAGCGATTGCCACCACGTCCGCGTCCTTGACAGTGGGTGTGCCGCGCCGAATGCTGCCACACACCTCCAGCCGGGCGCAGGCCGGGCGGATCAAATCGGCCAGTTCGCCGACAACGCGCCGGGCGTCCGCTAATTCAAACTTGCGCTCAAAGGTGGTCAGGTTATTCATGATTGACCTCTCTCTGCTGTTCGATCACATGCTGCGCCAGCGCCTGCAGCGTCGCCCACACGTTCAGGTAATACCGTCCGCGATAGGGCGGCATTGACTTATCTTTCACCACTTCCACGCCCCACAGCGCGCATAACTCGCGGATCGGCTCATCATTCCGCGATGTCGCCAGCACCTGCACCAGTGCGATATAACGCCGGTAATCGTAGGCCGTCGCCGGTTCGATGTTCGGTTTGCGCCCCATCTATCCCTCCCGAAAATCCATAATCTCAGCGTCCTTTTCCTTGTTGTGGCGTTCGCACAGCAGTTGCAGATTCGCCATCGTCGTGCGCCCGCCCCGGCTGATAGGCAAAATATGGTCAATCGTCAGGTTGTATTTGCAGCCGCAAACGGCGCACTGGCGGCCATGCAGCAGCACCAGCACTTCGTACAGCAAGGGTAGATCGCGCAGCGCCTTATGTCGTTCGCGCCGGATGTGTCGCCGCCGTTGCCGGTGCGGCAAGCGGATAAAGGTGTACGCCCGATGCTGCATATAACTCAAACTGCCCGCGTCGATTTTTGCCATCCTGCCCCTCTCCTGGCTTTGCAAACATCTGTGCAATTAAATGAAAAGCCGGGCTATTCACCCGGCTTTTCTGGTTCGCTGACTACCTGCGTTTCTGGCTCGGCGGCCTTCCCTTCATCGGCCACCGCTTCATCGCTGATGGGTTCAGGGTCATCCTTCACCCGGTCATATTCGTCTTCGGGATCAGGATCATATTGAGGATCATAATCATCATCCTCGTCGTCGTCATAATCCCCATAGCCGTCATCTTCTTCTTCGATCATGCGCCCAGTCACGACCTTCTCCGCCAGCGTCGGCAGCGCCAGCATGTAGGGCTTGATCGGCTCTGGCTCTTGCTTCTCGACGAAGGCCGCGCAAATTTCCTCGGTGGTCGGTGTGATCTTGTAGATGGCTCCGCCGCCGTAGTAGACCGTGAAGCTGTCGCGCTTGCTGGTCTTGGGGACATCGACGCGCATCAGCGGCGATCCGAAATGGGTTTCCTCGGATACTTTTCCGGCAATGACCTGATGCCCCATAATCTCAACAATACAATGTGCTTCAAATGCCATCATCATTTCCTTCTGCCGAAAATTCGGCTTTTCTCGTCGCCTTCCGTTCGTATTGTTTGGGCCTGCTGCCCGCGTTGCCGAAATGACATGATGGGCAAAAGTAGCCGCAGCTCTCGTTGTCTTTGTTGCGCGTTATGTCTTCCAGCATCGGCAGCCGGTAACTCATCAGGCATTGGCCTTTGCAGTGGCAGCGCCCTTCAAAGCGGATCGCCTCGGCTTCCGGTTGCCATTCCAGCAGCTTGATGACGGCCCGTTTCTTGGGGCTGGCCGTTTCCAGGTTGACGCGCCGGATCAGGTTCAGCACCCGGTAGCGTTTGGTGTTATCGCCTCTCATGATCCACTTCCTAACATCGGCAATCGCCGTGTTTCGATCATCGCCTCAGTCACCGTTTTACCACCTTCACCAATAAGATAGGGCATCAGGGGCATTGTGCCGGGGCGGTAGATGGTACTAAAAACTTCACCTTGAAGCCAATCCCGCACCAAAAACAACGCCTGTGCCTGCGCCGATTCCTTCTTGGTTGCGGTTTCCGTTCGCATCGGTAACGCCGCGATGTCAATCCGCCCTGGTATGCCTTGTAAATTAAATCGAAGCTGGTAGCCGTAACGAATCGGGACGCCGGGATATTGCCCCGGCACAAAGGTGATCGCCCCAGCGCCGAGTTTCATAAGCAAATTAGCGATCTCGTTTTGAAGCGCCTTTGGCTTCATGCGCGTGCGATAACCGGGCGCAACATCGGCCTTCACATCCTCAAAGAAAGGGATGGTCTGCGCTTCGATCTTTAGGTCAGGGATAAAGCTGGTCATCTAATCCTCCCATAACTTTCGCTCGACTTCATTCAACGCCTCTCGCACCCGGTCAATCTTGATCTGCGCCTGGTTGCGCTCGTCCGGGCTGCGCGGGCGGCTGTCCAGTGAGCGCAGATAACTCCAATCGCCTTTGATTTCCTCCGGCATCAGCCGTTCTGGAGGGTCAATACTGCCTTTCATCGCCTCGCGCATTTGCGCCAGCGTCCAGGGTGGCGTTGCCTGCGCCGCCCGCTCAATCCAATGCCGCTGCTGATCTTCCGGCAATCCCATCACCAGCCGGTGATGGCTGAAACTCACGGTATGATTCCGAATCATACCGTGAACATGATTCGCCACTGAGAGATAAGCCTCGATGGTCGCTGGCTCGTATTCAAAGATGGCGGCGATTTGTTTGGCCGTCGCCTTCCATGTCCGGTTGGCATAGACCGCCCAATCGCCCACCCACCAGGATACCGCCGACTCCATGCCACGCAGCACCCTGCCAACATCCTGCCATTCGGCTTCGTCCGTGCCGTCGGGGATCGCCAGTGCTGTTGCCGACAGCACGAACTGTTTGTACACCAGCGCCCCATCCTCGCGTTTGACCAGGGCGTTATCCGGCATCACAGTCTGCGGCGCATCGCCGATGGCCCGATCCATGATCGAAAACGGATTGAGCTGCTGCTCTAGTTCGTCGCGGTTGCGGTTGACCATCCCAATGCCTCCTGTACTTTCCCCACAATGTAGTGGATGTCGCGCGCCGCCTGTTTGTTAGGCGCGCTCTGGTAGACTGGGCGGTGCAGCTCTGTCGCCTCGACCCAATCCGTCCGCAACGTCACCGGATGCCACACCTTCCCTGGAAACGCTTCGCCCAGGTGTTTAATGTTGCGCTTGTGGATGTAGGTGTTGGCGCGGAACTTGTTCGGGATAATCCCCAGTAGTTCGGCATCGCGCTTAAGATACTCGCGCCGGTCTTGCTGCACATTGGCGATCTGCTGCGTGGCCGCTTTGATGCCATCAAAAGCCATCTGTTCGCACTCCGTCACGTAGAGGTAGGCATCAGCGGCCATGAACACCCAGGCGTCGAACAGGTTGAGCGTCGGGTTGGTGTCGATGAACACGGCATCCAATCGATACTGCGCGATCATGGTCTCGATCAAGCGCAGCAGCGCGAAGATTTTGCCGGGGCTGATCTCGCTTGGAATTTTGTAGGTACGATCCGACGACGGCAGCAGGAACAGCGCGCCCGTCGCTGGCGCGTAAGGCAGCGCATAGTTTGCCCCTGGCACTTCCAGCACCACCGACGCCAGCGCCGCGTTTTCGATCAGCGCCCGGAATAGTCCATTGTTCACCTCGCGGTCTTCGTCAATCCAGCAGCCCGCCGGAAAGCCTTCCAGATCGGGGATTTCCGTTCCGACAGGGATACGACGGCCATCTGGGCGCACCACCACATAATGGGTCATCCCCGTTATCAGCGCCGCGTGTCCCTGGCTGTCGGTGTCCACAATCCCGATGCGGTTGCCCAGCGCCGCCAGCAGCATGGCGATATGCTGGTTGATGGTCGATTTGCCGACGCCGCCTTTGCGGTTCATGGTTGCAATTATCTTTGCACGCATGTTACACTCTTTCTTGTCCTCTAGGACAATAAAAATAACGGTGAACGCCCCAGGTCTATTCTGGGGTGTTTGCTTTATCGGTATTATTCCGATTGAGATACCACTCGTATGTTTCGGGCTGCTCACCGCATTTCGCGCAGGAATACAGGAACGCTGCATATCCGGCCTTTCTCTCGACTTCCTGCTCCAACTCCCCGATCCGCGCCGTCTGTTCATTCATGAACGCACTCGTCGCCTCGGCCTGCCGGAAAGCGTCATCGATGGCGCGCTGCATCCCGGCCCTGTACTCGGCCTCCATCGCGTCGATGTGATCCAGCAGCGCGCTGACATCATGTAGGCTATTGGATATAACGACATCGCTGTCGGTTTCACGAGCAGGAATAGTGGTACGGAATCGCTCACCAGCAGTCAATGAGTTCACATGGTTGATCGCCTGAGCCTTGCGGTCTCGAATTTCCGCAAAATTCTGCTCACTCAATTTCTTCGTGTCCACCGGCTGCTCCTTTCGCTGCCATACCTTGCACCTGCGCCACCAGCCTCTCGTGGCCTAAAACGGCTTCTTCCAAAGTGGTGTACCGATCCATTTCCTGATCGAGCGCCCCCCCGAAAACCATTGTCTCGAACCATAGCGGACGGCCACTTCCAAAATTGTGATTAATGCCCAGGAAAACGGTGCTGATTTCGATCCCACCAACTTCTGTCTTGGCAACGCGGCGGTTTTCAAAGTCCTCAAACCATCGACCCCATTCCAAGACATCGGCCACTGGCACCACTTTTCCGTCTTTCAAGATGGTGTATTCGCTCACTTGCTCCCTCCGCCGACCAGGATCACACATTGATCTTTTGTGTAGCGTTCGGTTTCCAGGCACAGCCGGACGCGCTCATCTTTGCAGGCGAATGACGACTCCTGCCGGCACGGGTTATTTCCGCGCACGTTTTCAAGGCCAGGAAAGAATACCGCCGCTATAACAATCAGGATAACCACGACCAACACCAGTATCAACACCAGTATCAACGCCCATTCAACAAGTCCTTGACCTTTCATAGTTCCAACCCCAACCGGCTCAACGCTTCTTCCCGGCTCATGCGCACGTATTTGTCCAGGTCTTTCTTCGGCGTCTTTTTGGCAGGCAACCAGGCCGCGATCAAGCGCAGGCTCATCTCCGCCGCCAATGCCCGTTCCCGCCATACTCGTTCGGCCTCGCGCGCCTGCAGCATCTCGAACGACTCCGACGCGATCTCGAAGTCACCCAGGCCACTGAATGGATCGGCGGGCTGCGACCTCTCAACCCATTCTTCTCGAACCTTGCCTTGATCTAAAACAAACGCGAATCCCATCGCAAACCTTTCCCCGGCAGCGCCGGTCTAATGCTCGATAAAATCGGCGAACGCGCCCGTGATGTATGACATGCTGTCCGTGTTATCAAACCGTATCTTTTCAGGCGGTGGCCGCCAACCTTTCGCCAACTGCACCCGCACGAATCCCGGTGGGTTTTTGACATGATTATCGCTATTTAGGGCGTAATCGCGCGCCACCAGCAGTACCGGCTCGGTGAACCTGTGCAAAATATGCGCTAGTTCGCTGTCGGAAGAGCCGTCAAAAAATTTTGGCATCCACTCCGGCACATCCACCGGCTTCGTGTCCCCACTCGATGCCGTCTCGGTTTCGGTTGCACTGTCGGCGTCCGTCGGCACATCCTGCGGCGGAAGGGGGGCGCGCGGCACTGGGGGGATGGTCTTGCTGTCTGCCGTCGCGGACGTTCCCTGGATGGTGGTTACTGGCTCGTGTTCGTCGGCTTCAGGTCGCCCTTCCGGGATGTCGATCTTTTTCTCAGGCATCTCTGATCCTGGAATGTGACCTTTGAAAACACCAACACCACCTTTGGTCGCGCCCGCGCGGGTGTTGGTGTTTTGGTTTTTGGTTCTTGAAGATTGATTATTGGGTTTTGTTATTGAAGAATCATGCGGTGCTTTTCTCTCCCTCATGCGGATGTTTTCTCCGGGCCATAATGACAATTGCTGCGCGTCGGAATCGGGTATGATGCCCGCTGTGGTGGAGTAGTATTTGGTCTGATCCGATGGCCTGGCCGCAAATTTGGCACTCAGTAGTCGGCCATCCTTTTCCAATTTGCGAATGAGCTTGCCTACATAATCGGCATTCAGCCAGCAAAAAACCTTGCCCCAGTTCGGGATCGTGTTGTACGACCAGGCGCGCCCTTCCTTTATATTCTTACCCCGTAACCGGTTATGCTGTACCCAGCCGTCAATACCCTGAAAAATGATCGCCTCGTTGACGCCGATCTCCTTTGCCAGTGCCGGATCAAACATCATCCAGCCCACTGGCAGCACCGGCGCGCCCGCTGGAATCAGACGCAGCCCGAAAAATCCTGCTATCCAGGACAAAAGTCTTATGAAAACTTTGCACAGATCGTTGCAAATTACCTGCATTTCCTGTATCCTTAGCATGTTAGGGGCAGTCTGGTGCGTCGTTGAAAATCACGCCAGGCCGCCAGTTTTACGGTAGATGTACATTTACTTCTGGCCCCGCCACCTTGCCCGATCAGCAGGGTGGTTTTATTTCCCACTGCCCCGTTGTGTGTCGCTCCAGGCTCATGAACGGGCGGTTAAGATTTCACGAATTCCCCGTTTGATCGATTAGAAGTTCCAAATTCTGTAACAAAATGTTATTTCCTGGCTGCACAGCTTGCGTATATTTGTACTAAATACTAAATTCTTCCTGCGCAGCTTCGGAAAGGAACTGTTATGCCCTCACTACAAGAAGCCCTCGAAACCTTCCTTAAAGTAGATCGTGCGCCCAATACGGTGCAGCACTATCGCCGCACCCTGACCCGCATGACCGCCGCCATCGGCTCGGATACCGATATTCGACAGGTCACACTGGCCCGACTCCTGCTTTACACCGATGACCTGGTCGGGGCCGTTCAACCGGCCAGCTTTTTCCAGTACGTCCTGGTCATAAAAGCCTTCTTCTCCTGGTGCCACCGGGCTGAATACATCGATGCCTCCCCGGCGCGCAACCTGGTCGCCCGCAAACCGCCGGTTGATCTGAACCTGGATCGCGCCATTCCGACTGCGGTTGTCGAGCAGATGGTGCGGGTGGCCTATGCCAACCCGCGCGATTACGCCCTGATCCTGTTCCTGGCCGATACCGGCGCCCGTATCGGTGGCATTGCCACGCTCCAGCTCAAACGGCTCAACCTGGCCGAGGGTCATGCCGTACTGCTGGAGAAGGGTCGTAAGTTTGTCGATGTTTTCTTTTGGGGTGCGACGATTGCTGGGATGGAGCGCTGGTTAGCGCAGCGCCCGCAAGTCGATCACGATTATGTGTTCACCCGCAACGGGCGTCATAATCCGCTCTCGGTGGATGGTCTGTCGCAAATCGTGCGCCGGGTGGCGCAGCGGGCTTGTGGTACGGAATACGGCCCGCACAGCTTTCGCCATCGGTTGGCGCATGATTGGGAAGAAGCCGGGGAATCGCCTTACAACATCCAGCACAAGTTGAATCATACTTCGCTCAGGACGACGATGGACAACTACCTGCGCAAGCGTAATCAGCATGTCCAGGAAGCGTCGCGGCGGTTGTCATTGGCCTCAATCCACCCTCAACCCAAACCGGCCAACCTGCTCTATCTGGACGATGTCGGATAATCGAACCTTTTTGATCCGATTATCGGTTATAAAGCCGTCAAACCTGCTTTATACCATTCCCCTACAACCCTTATACCTGCCTATTCAATTGTGAAGTTGCGCCCCTGGCCCTCAAAAGCCAGGGAATTCGCGTCTGTCCGATTTGAACGGACACTTTAGGGACAACCTACGCCCTGTCCCTATCAGCAACCTTGCACGCGCTTTAGAACCTCTGCGTGATAAACCCCCTTATCACGAGTAGTGCCGATTCTGTCTAATTGGTACAATACTCTCCGTCTTCATTTCCATCCAGGTCGGACGGATCACCGGGGCAGGCCAACCAATAGGCGTCCATCTCCGCTCTCGATCCAAAACTGCCGCAGTTGTAAATATCACCATTGCAATTCCAGTTCTGTGCCGGTACAACCGGTTGACTGACCGGCGGTTGCTGCACCTGGCTCTGTACCTGCTGCGGTTGGGCAACCAGCTCGGCATTAATCACCAGTGAGCTGTGGACATAAGCAATCTCCCTGTCCAGGCCAACCTTCGTTTGATACCACTGCGTGCTGCCACTCACTTCATCGCCAAACGCCAGGCCGTGCGCGCCAAAATATTCTCCGGCCTGCATAATGACGATGACCTCGCAGTCCGTTTCCGGGCATCGCCTCGCGTTCGCGTCTCTCATCACATAATACAGCGGCACATTCGGCATCGACGTTACTGCAATTTCCCGCCTGATCTCAACACTGGTTGTCGGCGCTGCTGTCTGTGTCACGGTAGGCGACGGCGTATCGGTAATGGTTGCGCTCGGTGTCACTGTGCCCTTAAATGCTGTGGCTTCGGCAACCACCTGGGTTGCCCCGTCGGCTTGTGACCGGATGGCTTCCCCGGCCAGTGCGTCATTGGTTGCCCCGTTGGACGAATTATCATTTTCGCTTACACGTCGCGGGCCACTCAGACTCACTGCCCATGTCAGGCCACAGACACCGACCAATACCAGGAGTGCGTTGCGGCAACCGCGCCGACTGAGCTTTGTCTGAGGCTGTGCCTTCCGCTTCGCCATCACTCTCCCCCCGGTTAACTTTTTGTGAAACTGGTTAGAGTCCCTTAACCTACACCGTTTAAAGGCATCTCCATGCCTATATCCGCTTTCGACCCTCGTACACTTAAACCAAAGTTAATGTAAGAGCAGGTCGTTATGGAAGTTAAGGGTACACCCATTATAGGGGTTTTGGCGAGTCGATTAAGCGCCTTTCTGCACAAAATTCATGAAAATTTGATAGCCGGGCGTCAATTACTTGTCGGCTCCGGCGATTCCTTTGGTTCATATATCAACAGGTCGCCGACATTGCAGCCAAAATATGCACAGAAAGCCTCGATAGTATCAGCGTCAAATCGCCGCATCTTGCCTTCAAGCCAGTTGTATATCGTAGTGCGTGACACACCCGTAGCCTCTGACAGCGCCGATACATCGATGACGGCGTTGGTTTCGTTTTGCTTTTTGCCAATCAGTGCGGGTAAGCGATTCAGCACTGGCATTTCTCCTGTCTCTCTTTCTATCAGATTAGCACAAAATTTCGTTGTGTCAAGTTAGGTTTGAATATGTTAACTTTGTGAATTTTCTGTTCAGCTACCTTGACAATAGTCCCGCTTCCTGCTATGATTAATTCATCTCAATGAAAGAGTAACGCACATGCACACATCTGTGCAAACGGACACAAGTTCTAAGGAGAACGCCATGCACCCATCATCCACCGCCGCCGTTCCAGAAGCCCCGTGCTGCCCTTGCCGCGCTTGTGGTCAGGTCATGGAAGCAAAATACCAGCCGGGTTTACTCCCGGATCGCCCCGGCCACTTCCATGTCACCTGCTGGAACGCGGCCTGTTGGATGAACGGCTACACATTAGCCGATGTGAATTACCCAACCGTTGATCTGGCGCAATATGTACCCGTCACCTCATAAGGTCGCAATCGGGCAATATCGCCCGTGACGAGCGTCGAAAGGATTTGAAATGAAGACGCTGATAGAACTGTATCGTTGGCAACTATTTGTTTTGGGACTGTGTTTATATCTGGTCTGGGAAAAAGCCGGTTGGGTCAAAGCGGTCTATGACGCGCAAATCAATGCCCGTCCGCTCATCGAAAGCACCACCGTCGCCGTACTCGCCCTGTCCGCCGTTGTCGTCATCGCGTTCACACTGTGGAGCGAGACCCAGGGCAAGCCCCGCAAGTAGTCGCCGAAGCCAAGTGCCGGACTCGTTTCCGGCGCTTGGTTTTGAAGATCACTGATCGTTTAAATAAGTTAGAAAGGATTGAACCTTATGGCCCCTGACGGCCTCCCCCCCTTTGTTTACCCGGACGCCGACGACTTTGACAGCGAAGCCGGCTTAGACCGGTTGGCCCGGCTCATCTATTCCCGGCGCTCCGGCATCGCCCCCGCCGACCTGAACAACTGGTTCGATGTCAACCCGTCCGAACTGGATGAACTGGAAAGCATCAAGGCGACGTTCACCCGTCCGCCGGTTCGCCCGCCGACCTGGCTGGGTGGCGGTATCCGCGTCTTTGAAGTCACCGAATCACCTGAAGGCGAGTTTGTGGATCGTCACGGCAATCATTTCGCTGTCCTCCGCAGCTATTCCTTTAATTATGTCCCCAATCAGAAGCGCCGCCCGATTGCCCCCTGGGCAGCCTTCGGCCAGCGTTAAGGAGTCTGACTATGACCGATACCTCGATCCCCGCCTGGCTGGTCGTCGGCGCGATTGTGCGCTGCGTCCAGATCAAACAATTCAGTCCGGCTATCGTCAAGGTGATGCATGTCAGCGACGATGGCCTGATAGACGCCCGCAAAGCTCGCTCGAATAAGTTGGATTTGTTTCACCTGCCCATTTCGGACTTCGCCCCAGCCACGATTGAGGAACATATTCTCTTCGTCATGGACGCGAATCAAATTGATGAAATTCGCAAGGTCATTCCCGACGGTAAAGATGAGCGCCAGTTCCGTATTATCTTCCCGGATCGTATAGCGACCCAAATCATTGAGAAGATGAAGCTGGTATTTGAAAAGGTGGTCTCCTCAGAAAACCCGGCCATCGTCGTCACGGTACCGCCATCCTGGATTGCCGAAGCACCGGCTGCCGATCCCGTCACCCCGGCGCTACTGGCAATGGCGCAGGCTGAAGCCGATGCGGTGCTGGGGCAGGCGACGACTGACATCAATCCAGCCATCGCCGATAAGATCAGCGCCGAACTGGTCGGCGGAACAGTGACCCTCTGCGATATGACCGACGCAGTTATCAGCAAAGGCGTCACCCACAGCGAGTACATCGTCACCTTCCCGACGGTCAACCAGATCAAGCTGCCCGCCGCCCAGATCAAGAAGCGCTGCCAGTTCATCCGCGTCGAGCAGATCAACCATATCCTGGTCGTCACCGTGCCATCGTTCTGGGAAGTCAAAGAAGCGTTTGCCCAGCAGGATGCCGCAACGGTCAACGAATCCTTGACAGTTGAAGCCGATCCGATTGAAGCTGCCCTTGTCGAGAACGATGCGACCACTGCCGAAGGCTTTATGCGACCTTGCGAAACGTGCAACGGTGCTGGTCACAGCGTAAATGGTTGGGGGCAATCGGTGATTTGCCCTGAATGTGACGGAACAGGCATTTATGATATTGACCAACAGGCGGCTATCAAAGATGAAGACCTGACTGAGTCCGCGCGGCTCATCAAAGAACTGAAGGATCGTAACCGCGAATTAGTGAGGCGCAACGATGCCCTGCGCGACCAGGTAGACAGCCTCATCGGCCACATCGACGGCGCAGCCCAGCAGGCCGAGGCCGTCGCCGAACGGGATGAGATGTTAATTTCAAATCAACCTCTGATCGTTTGCAAACAGGTTGAATCCATCCGCCATATCAGCGACGCCGATTTCCAGAAACATCTGAATGAAGGTTGGGACGCCCTGCATATTCAATTCGGCGAGAACAATATACTCAACGTCGTCTTCGTCCGCGAACAGCCCGCCCCGGCCCCTTCCAACGGCAACCGCACCGCTGCCCGGCTCGTGACCCCAGTTGGCCCCACCGTCATCATCGGCGCGCCCCAACCGGATACACACGGCGCATTGCACCGCAAACCGGTACCCACCGTCACCCTCAATCGGCAGGGGACAGAGCCGATCCGCTGTGAACAAATCGCCGCTGATCGTATCCGGCTGCAAGCCCTGGTCAGTGATCCCGACGTGACCGACTTTGATTTCTCGCTGGCAGTGGAACAGAGTCGCCTGCAGCGCGAGGAGCGCAATGCCCTCATCAGCCAATATCGCACCCTGCGCACCGGCCAACGCCTGGCCGCTCAGTTGGATCAGATGCCGCGCCCGTCCGCCCAGCGTCCGTTCGTATCACTCGGCGAGGCGCAGCGATGAGCGCCCAACCGGTAGAAAACAATGAACGCCCGATTGACCTGCGCGCCGAACTGACCAACATGCTCTCAGTGGTGGATGGCAATGTCACCATCACCCGCGAACAGATGGAAGCCATCGGCGACCACCTGCAAACCCTGTGGGGCAAGGCTCACGACGCACACGATGAGGCGGCGCTGGTCGTCATTACTGACCTGTGGGATCGCGCCCAGTTACTCGTCGAGCAGAATGCCAGCCTGGCCTTTCAAGTCACCGGCATGGGCAGCATTGCCGTATCGGCGCTGGAAGGCGAACGCGCCACCCGTAAAGCCCTGGACAATATTGAGGATGCCATTGACTCGGTGGACGAGGAGCATCCTCGCTTATACGATTTTTCGCAAACCATCCGCGCCGACGCCGAAGAAGAATATCAGGAAGGTTTGGAGGAGTGGGTGCTGCCCGAAGTGCGCCAGCAGAAAGCAGAAGAACTGAACCACCTGCTCTTTAACACCGTCGCCTATCTGACCGGCTGCCCGGATTTTGCCATTGCCGGATTTATCCGCTTGCTGAAAGGGCGGCGGCACCCAACCGCGCAGCAAATCGACATGCTCAGGGAATTGGTAGCCTCCTTCGCTAACCAGGAGGCCGCCAGTGGTCATTAACCGCGCCATTGGTCTGGCGATGGCCGCCCAGGTGGATCGCGTCAATGAACCTGCCGATGTCTTCACCCAACTGGAGCGGGCGCGGGATGAGATTCGCAGCCTGCAACGCCTGGTTAAAGAGCTACGGCAGCGTGTCGCCGCTCCGATCACCGGCCAGCACGGCGCGCTCACCACACCCGCCGTCTTTGCCACTGCCCACCGTGTTTCGGTTAGCACCGTCAACCGCGCCCTGAATGCTGGTGAAGTCACCGGTATTCGTCAACCCAATGATCGCTGGTTGGTCTATCAAGACCAGGTCTGGACACCCAAACGGAAGCGAGGTATTGAAAATGCTTAATCCATTCCAACTCGCGACACCCGTCGCCAAAAAACTCAAGATTTTATTCTACGGCTCATCCGGCTCCGGCAAAACCATTGCCGCGCTGACCTTCCCACGCGCCGCTTCTGGACGCGGTTGCATATCCTGGCGCTGCGCCTGCCCAATTACACTCGCGCCGTCGCCATGCTTTCCCATCATTCAGCCGCCATCGCCGACCTTCAGAATGCTATCGCCCGTTATGTGGCGCGAAATGAGGAGGCGTGAAAATGTCCTTACCCCCTACTAATTACAAATCTTTTGAAGAGTTGGCCGAATACGCTCGTCAACGCGCCAAGATCAGCGCAGTCAGGAATGGTCATCAAGAATTTGCCTACTGGTTAACCATTCACAATTGGGCAAATGATTGTGCCGATGAAGCTCTTGATCCGGGCGACGAACTGGTTAAAGAACTGCGCCAGCTCGCCGCCACCCGCCGCGACACCATCACCGCCCAGGAATTTGCCAGGGCGCACGGCGTCAGCGTTTCCACCATTAACCGCGCTTGCAACGGCGAAAATGGCCGGAAGATTAAGGGCCATCACCGCCAGGAATCGAATGGCCGCTGGCGCATCGACCCGGCGGCTCATCTCGTCACGTCAGGCAAACATGGACGGAGGTCGAAAAATGCTTAGTCCTGAACAAATCGCCCTGCTCGAAAAGCCTTTCCGCAAGGATGAGCATGGCGAAGTATCGAAAAATCCCTACATTCTCAAGTCGGCCATCCGCCGCCGTCTGTACCAGGTCGATCCCAATTATGAGTTGGGCGCGCCGGAAGTCATGATCCACGATCAGGATGTCATCGTGCTGCGCGGCCCGCTGACCATCGGCGATGTCACCCATTACGGTGTTGGCACCGGCCTGATTATCCGCACCCGCAAAGACGACAAGACCGGCGAGGTGTTTGATCTGCCGCTGTACGACATCGCCCGCAATATGGCGAAGGCTTACAAACAGGCCGCCAGCGACATCCTGCCCCGTGCGGCCATCCAGTTCAATTGTGGCGTCTATCTGGCCGAAAAGCCGAAGGGTATGACTCTGGATGATCTGCTCAAAAAGCTGGGCGCGCCGACTCCACCGGCTGGAAAACCATCAACCACGCCGCCGCCACAGCCAACTCCGCTTGAGCCGCCCGCGCGCAAGCCCTGGGCGGATAAAGCCGAGATCGACGACATGCTGGCGAAGGCCAACGCCGCGCTCGGTCTGACCTGGTTGGATGTTAGTTTGTTCACTGGTATCGGCGCACCGGATGATTACGACGCCTGGAATACGGAATATGTGGATCGGGCTGCCGCGCGCGATGCCATCAAAGCAGGGCAGGCCGAGGCACTGGCAAAGATGGGGCCAGCCAAACCCAAAGCGGAGACCGCCGCATCTAGCACATAATCGTACACGCGAGAGGGCAGGGAAGTGCCACAAACACTCCCCGCCCGGCCATTCGCATATCTAATTTTCGGAGCGACACACGATGGTTCTCAATAGCATACCCCAGATTCCGACTCCTGATCCAATCCAAACCGAGGGTGACGCCTTCGGCCAGATGATCCTCAAGATCGCCACACCCGCCGAGCGTCAACCCATCCGCGAGTATGGCCGCTGCCTGCTGGCCGGGTTCCCACCGCCGACCCGCACCACCGTGCAGATGTTCGCCGCCCTGCACGCCCTGGCGTCGCGGCTGCCGGGCTACCTGCGTTTCATCAGCACCATCAGCCGGGACAGCGCCGCCCTCTCCCGTTTCGAGGATCGCATCGCCCTGTACGTGGCGCGGCATGAGGCGGTGCGCTGATGCTCATTCTATCCCTGTTCCCCGGTCTTGGATTATTAGACCATGCTTTTGAAGAAGTATGGACGGAAGCCTGCGTTGTCCGAGCGCCTGATAAGCTATGGGGAGGAGACATTAAATCGTTTCATGTGCCTGCGGGCAAGTTTGATGGCATCATCGGCGGGCCGCCCTGTAAAGCATTTTCGCGCTTAAAACACATCGTCAAATTGAACCGTGACCGCGAGCTAGCTGCCGATCCAGACAGTACGAAATATGCAGAAGCCGAAAACCTGATACCAGAATTTGTGCGCGTCGTGAATGAGGCCCAGCCAGCGTGGTTTCTCATGGAAAACGTTGTTGATGTGCCTCCAGACTGCTGGCCTGTTGTTACAGGGTATCAGCACAGCAGCCTGGTTCTGAATAACCGCTGGTTGCCTGGTGCTTCACCACAAAACCGCCAACGCCGTTTCTGGTTTGGGTGTCGAGAGAAGTATATCGATCTCATGAAATATATCGACTTTGCGGTTTTTGAACCACTTGAATGGGAATACGCAGTCACGGCTGCTGGCAGCGGAGGAGGCGCACCTGTACCCGTGCGCCAATTAGCAGGCGGTGAATTGAAGGCGGCTCTTCGGCAGCCGAAGAGCCGCCCTAATACGCGAACAGTTCAGGAATATTTGACACTTCAAGGGTTGCCCGCCGATTTATTTGACAAAAATACACCGTTTACGGTTGCTGGTCAGCGTATGATGATCGGTAACGGTGTTCCACTGCCGATGGGCAGGGCAATCGCAAAGGCGATTAAGGAGGCACTCTAATGCTCCCCTCTGTCGTCTACACACCCGATCCTCATCTGATCCCTGGTCGCTTCTGTCCGGCCACTCCCAACCCGCGTAATGCCCAGACCATCAACCAGTTGCAACGCGCCTGGGGCTGCGCCGAATTTGCGAAGATCGTTGCAAAGAATAGGAAGGGTTCCCAATGAAGACTTACTGGCTACCGATTCCGTTGCGTAATTTCATCCTGAGCTACGAGCCGCTTGACCGCGCCACCTTCGAGCGTACCTGCCAGCTCATCGGCGAACGGCGTTGGGGTATTTGGTATCTGGAGGACGATTGGATGCTCATTGCCGCCGAGGTTTGTTTCAGCGCGTCCCAGATTGGTGTCTCGTTTCAATGGCTGGCGCAGCAGTGGGCTGTCTGCGATCCAGAGGCCGAGGAGTCTACGTCATGAGCCACCGCACGCCCACTCGCCTCAATGAGGACGGCGACCTGGAGAAACAGTGCGGCATCTGCGGCGACTGGTGGTACTTTGATGACGAATTTTTCAACCGGAATGTGTCCGGCAATCTGGCATCCCCCTGTAAAGCCTGCTGCATCGAGATTCGCCGCCGTATTGCCGAAAAACCCTGCTCAGTCGCCGGTTGCCCGCTGCCGCGTTATGGCCGGGTATCGTCTTACTGCCGCGAGCATCATTACCAAATTCATCTGGGCAGGACTGCGCCAGCGCGTAAGGCGCAGAAGCCGCGTAAACTGCGGAACCAGAATTATTACTGAACGCGAAAAGGGACGAGATATATCTCGTCCCTTTTTGTTATCACCTTTAGGACTTGTGCGCCGGTTAGAATACCTTAACTTCCAGCGCCGTCCGGCAGGTTGGGCAGTCCATCCGTCACCCGGTCAATCACCTCACCGGCATCACGCGCGTTATGGCCCAGTCGGTTTAGTTCTCGTAGTGCTTCAATTGGGATCGACTTACCCAGCCATTCTATCGCATCCAGCGCCGCTTTGTCGTTCTTTAATCGGCCAATGATGCCAAAGATAGCCGCCAGCGTGGTCGCGCCGCCGGTCAGTACACCCAGCAGGAAATCGCGCAGGTTGAAGCCCGGTTCGGGTGCAGGCGTCGGCGCAGGTGGCTCGACCACTGGCGCCGGTTCAACGTTCGGCGCAGCAGTCTCGGTCACTTCCGGCGTCGCTTCGTCCTGGGCAATCGCCGGAACAGCAATCAGCAGGACGGTCAGCAGCAGGACGGTCAGCAGTAGTAAAACGATACGGTGTTTCATACGGTTACTCCTTGTTTGGATAGACTCAAATCGTCGATCTTAATGCGGGGTATCAGCGCCTTGATCGGGTCGGATAAGCCCGCGAGTTTACTTAAGGCGTCCAGCACGCCCAACCCGACGACGGACATCTGCGCCCATTCTTCGTCAGTGGCCGCGACGGTGATTTGCAGCGTGCGAATCTTGCGCTCCGGTTCGGTAGCAGTGGGTGGCTCAGGAAAGGTTTCCGGCGCTGGTGGCGGCAGCGTTGGAATTTCCTGGGAGGGCTTGTCTGCGGGCGGTCTAATCACCGGAATGGGCTTGGTGACATTCATACTGCCCGCTGCAATGGCGTAGGTCAGCGTGTCAAAAAAGGGTTCGTCGTTCTCCACATCGAACGGATCCCACTCCGGCGATGGCGCTCCATAAATAAAGAAACAGATGCCCTTCAGGATGCCGCGCGCGATCAACGGGGAGTAAATACGTTTGATAACACTGGCGCACTGGCGCATGTAGTGATCGCCGCTCCAGCCGCGTGCCTTATAGCCGTTGCGTGGGCCGTGTGTCGCATCGACGCCGAACTCAGTCAGCACGACACTGGGTGATGGAATCCCCAGCGTGAGGCAGCGTTGCAGCATGTACATAATGCGGCCCCAATGGTGCGGTTCTTCCGGCCCGTATTCGTGCAATCCGAGCGTGAGCTGGTCACGGTATTTGCTCACCAGTCGCAGCAAAGGATCAAAACGGCTTTCCCATTCAACGGGCACGGTTGTCGTAATGCCCGGCTGTCCCATGCCAATATTCGGCAGGGTGAGGGCGATGTTACGGCGCACGGCCAATTCGCCCGTCAGGCAAACCCATTCATTGAACCGATTTACCACCCAATCGGGTGTATTCTCACTCAACTTCGGTTCGTTTAACGCATACAGCGATAAGTTGTTACCCTGGCCGAGGATACCCCAGCGGTTTAAGAAATCTTCCGGCGCAGCGATCCAGCGGCGTTTTTCCGGGTCGTTGACCGGCTCCGTGTGAAAGCCGCCATCATTGCCATCGCGCACCCGCGCCACGATCAGGGTTTGCGGAAAACGCGCGGCGAAGTCCAGAACATAGGGGATGTGCTCGTCCTTGTCGATCATCACGGTCTGGACGGCGGGCTGAAGCGTGTCCATACGGCGGTACAGCTTGCCGATGTCCTTCACGTAACGCAGGGCGATATTAAAACCGACTGGTTGGGTCATGGCGCTGTGACCTCCGGCGGCGCGGGCATCAAACGCCCAATCACCTGGAGAAACGAATCGGTCATCGATTTAATCGCGTCCACCAGTTGCGCCTGTTTCTCGCGCTCATCTAAACGCCCTTCCAGCCGCGCCAGATTCAGATCGTAGCGCTGAAAACGTTGCTCGTAATCACTGATCGTCGCCTCCTGGCTGGCGATGAGCGCGTTCTGTTCCTCGCCTTGCTTTTGCAACTGGTCGATGGTGTTTTGGGCATTCAGGTTATCCTGTGCTTTCAGTTCAACCTGGGTGCGCACCTGCTCGTAGGCTTCATCGCGTTTAAGATTGGCCTCATCCCGTTCCTTGAGGGTGGTTGTGAGTTCGTTCTGAACCGTCGTCAATTTGGTTTGCAGTTCGGCAATTTCCGTGTGCATCTTGGTGATGTCCGGTGCGGGCGCTGGTGCTTCGCCGGGAATGGACTTCTGATCGACGCCCAGATCGCGTTTGAGTGTGTTCAGTTCGGCTTTAGTTGTTTTGGCTTCTTCGCGTGCGCGTGCGGCACGGATTTGCGTAAATACCTGTGTCCCCAGGTTGATGACCGTAAGGGTGACAATCCCAGCAATCCAATTCTGTACTTGGTCGCCAAACGTGGGAGATGTCGCATCCGCCGCCAGCACACTCCGCGCCGACAGCAAAGCCAGGGTCAACACCGTCAGGGTGATCCAGGATTGCCTTGTCCAGATGGAAACCGCGCGTAGCGTAACCTTCATCGATACCCCTTTAATAACACGCCGTCGTTAGCGCCCAAACAATATCAACACGCCCGCCACCACCGCCAGTACGGCCAGGACAAGCGGCGCGACGGCGATGCTGGTGAAGGTCGAGATGCCGTAGCCGATCAGGAACAGGGCTAAACAGATTTGAACTGATACTTCTTCCGCTCATGATTTCCGCTCCTTGTAGGTAGTTGTTTGATAACAGGTCAAAAATCAAGACGAAGGCGGCGGAATAGGCACAAGGAATATCCCATTTGCCCGTCCGAACAACTCATAGAAATAATTGGTCGCATCCAATGGGCTGCCGAAGGTGCGGCTGCAATCGCCCTGAGCGCAGATGCGATTCACTTGATCCGTTGGCCCGCTGATGACCATCCGATATTGCCCGTTCACCGCTTCACTGGTCATACTGACACCGGGTTGTCCCGAAGTTTGCGCCAGGGTTACGCCGACCTGGAAACCGACAAAAAATCCGATCAGTAGTGCGCACACCACTGCTGCAATCATCAGCCGTTTGATGCCCAAAATGCCCTCCTCCTGCTCCAAATAAAAACGCGGTCTGTCCCCTTCGACAGGCCGCGCCTATGCCTCTTATTGTAGCACAAAATTTCGTATCTTCGCTTAATCAAATACGGCAATATCCTGCACAATTTCCCATAATTCGCAGTGGATTTTGACCAGGCCCTGCCCACTGGCGCAGCGGATTTCGATCCCGTGCGACTGTTGCAGGTTGGCCGCCAGGTTGATGTATTCCGTAATATGCAGTTCAATGTTGATGGCACTGCCGCTGGCTGCCCAGGGGCCACCCAATGCGCTGGTGCGATCCACGCCATTAATGTAAATGCTGATATTCACCGGATGGGCGCTGTCGTCATAGATGCCATACACCATTGGATGGGTATGGTCGCCTGACGCGCCAAACGTGTAAATCGGTGAGTCCGTATTAATCATCTGGAGTGCAATGGACGTTAACCCCGAAGGCGGCGGCCCATCGGCAGCCGTCACTGCCTGGAGCGTTGATCCGCCGCCATACACGCCCGAAGGCGTTGAAAATACCTGATGCACATGGTCGCCACCGGCTTCAGCCGCCTGGATGTGCGTTCGGAAAGGCATAGTGCGAATACGAACAATGGCCCGGTTGAGCGCCTGGGTGGTATTGGTAATGTCCATCGTGAACGTAACCGGATGCGTGTTGTCGATTGCGAAACTGTCCTTCCAGCTATCCTTGCTGAAATACGGCTGGATATGGACATTGTTGACCCGCAACTCCTCTAAAGCCCCCAGGATGACATAGGCTTCTTCTTCTTCGTGCCGATCTACGGTGGCAATTTTCATGCTGACACTGGCGCCACTCGCGCCAAAGGTTTCCGACACCGATAAAATCCAGAAATCGGCATTGATGTCACGGAAAGTCTGGTTTTCGTTGTTTTCATCCGTGACTACGCCCAGGTAGCGGACATGGATTTTATCGCCCGGCAACAGGTTCTGGTGCAACTTGCGGCAGGTCACGTTATACACTTCCTGCAATTGTGAATAACGTTGTAACCAGGCCGCCGCCGCATCGTACAAAGCATTGGCCGCCCGGATCACATCGGTTTTGCCGGTGCTGATCGGCGCAATATCCTTAAACGTCCCAATCTTCTCGATCTGTCCGTAGGCGCTGATACTGGCTGTATCCTTGATGTAATACAGCGTCCTGCCGTCTGGCCCGGTGATGGTTTGGATGGGGTAAGGCGAGGTGCGCGTTGAAAATTCCAGGCTCAATGCGGCGTCGCCCTGGCCTGCGCCCAATGGGATCAGCCAGTTCACCACATCCTCGCTGTTTTTAGCCAGGGTAATTTTATCAATCAGCGCAATCGAAGTTTCACCATCCATCTCGATGGGGATCGATGTAGGCGCAATCAGGCGTAAGCCATTGGTCGTGCCGAACGCGCCAATTTCCAGCGTATTGGAGGACGGCATACGGAAGTGGATACCCTGCTGCGATACCAGATTTTGCAGCGCCCGCAGCACCGTCGCGCCATCGTAGCGCGCATTAATAGTGTTGGATGAACTGCCAGAACGTGTCCAACCACCGGCTAACCCAAGTAAGCTGTCCACCACCGATTGCACCGTCTGATTATCATATTTGCGTCCCAGCAGCACATTTTTAAATTTCAATTCTTCCAGGATGTCCGGCCCGTCGGCGGTCAGGTTGTAACCGCCGGAACTATCTTGCAGCCCAATGTTCTCAATGATGCCGCGTGTGAGTTCGCGCACGGTTCCCAACTGCTCGGCAAAGATGCGTACCCGGCGTTTGTTCGTCAGCAAAGTCAAAGCGCGGGTATCGGTTTCCGGCACGGTTAATTTAAAGCTGCCTGCCCGATCCAATGCCCGCGTGACGGTGATATTCTTTAAGGTCGTGACCGGGCCATCGCCCAGGCGGTCACCGGCTGCATTGTGAACATCAGCCCAGATGCGCATTTAACCCCACACCTTGCCCCGGATGCCGGATTGCATTTGAGTTGGTGTGGCATTGTCACCGCGCATGGTGACGCCCGTCGCACCAAACTCCAGCGCCGTGTATTTATGGTAGCCAACCGTCGGGTAGTCCTCGTAGACGGCGGAGTTGTAAGCACCCGCCGTTGAAGCCCCGTTGCCATTCAGGGTGGCGCTGTTGGTGGTTGTGCTATCGACACCGATACCATGTGCGCCAACGCCTGACGAGGTGACATAGTTGCCTGTGACGGCACATTCAAACATGTCCTCAGATAACCCGTAGCAGATTTCAATGGCGTTGGCGGCGCTGTTATTCATGGCACGGAAGGATGCCGTTGTGTAAGACCAGGAGTTTGTGGTTTCGATGTGCAGCAGTTTGCGCAAGACACGGTTGTAATTATTCCATACCAGGCGGCGGTCTACGCTGTCTTCGCACTGGCCGCTGACCCCGGTGGTACGGATCGTCCCCAGGTAAAGGCGGGCCGTCGCGCCTGTCTTCACCCAGACGCCGTGTTGCTTAACCAGCGCCGTCGCTCGTGTGGTGGCATCCGTCCAGGCCGTCAGATCAAGCGTGAGTGTGCCGGCATTGTCATACAAATACACGTCATAGTTGGTGTCAGTGGTCGCTGGAATCGCAATACTCACCCCGGCATCGGGGATCGTCTTTTGTACCCAGACCGAACTCTCGTACAGCGAGGCCCGATTCCCTTTATAGGGCAGGAAATAAAGCGTTGTTTTTGCGAGTTGGTCCGCACTGGGTGCCGGGTCAGTCGTGGATAATGTCAAACGGCCCTGGCATTGACCAGGGGTACCGGCTCCCGCTTCCAGATCAGTGGTTCGTTCGGCCAATTGGTCGAGTGCCTGTTCAACATCACCAGGGTCAGCCGCGCTATCCCAATCGGCCAACGTAGTCGGCGTATAAGTCACATCATCGGCATCGGCGCTGCCGGTGACGCCCAACGGGCCAACGACTGCGCCACCTACGGCTGTCGATTGGCGCAGGAACAGACCGGTGCTTTTAAAATACATTTTCCAGTGGGTGGCGTGCGCCGTCGGATCGGCAATCTGGACGCCGCGCAGCGCCTCAAATTCCTGGGCGGCGTTGAGTACGTTGTTGGTGACCGTGACCAGGTTATCCAGCGGCGTTTTCACGTCACCGGCGTCCGCGCCCTGGGTATCAACCAACGCCGAACGATCCACTTGCGAACCAATATCAATTGCCATTAGTAATACCCCTCAAAATACAACATGCGGATGGTGGCCGCGTCGGTTGAATTGGCGAAGCGAATGCGAACTGTATTGGCGCCCGGATACAGTCGGAACCAGGATGGGTGCAGAAAGCTGAAGGCGCTGGTATACGCATCAACACTGTTCTTCTTGACCAACCAGGCGCGGCAGTTTATTTCCAATACGTCGCTGGCAACCAGTGTGCCGGTGTAGCTCACCTGATCCACTACCTCGCCGTTCACCACCCGCTGAATGGTCGGATTCGTGACGGTCTGCCCAGCGCCGCAGGAAATCTTGATACGCGGCTGGATGATGGCCGAACCAACCGGCGTCACCGTTTGATCGGTCAGCTCGCCGGAGATCGCCCAGGCCGGTGCCGTGCCACCCCACACCGAACCATCACCCCAATTAAAAGCGCCCCACAAAACCGCTTCTGTCCCTTGCGCGTACCACATCGGGTCAGGAACGTGAAAGTTAACCGTCACCGGCTGCCACAAATCGGTATGTTTCGCCACTTTTTCGTTGATCGGGATCGAAGCGACGCGCCCCCAGCACCAGCGCGGCGGCAGGGCATTGTCCGACGGCTGCATAAAGAGTTGTTTGCGCCCAAAACCACGCATCTTATAAACCGCATCGCGCAGCGCTGTCATACCTTCGCGCGTGTCGCTGATCAGTGTGAACTCCACCGACACCTTGCCAATCTCCGCCGGTGAAACCCCCAGGCCGAATTCATCAAAGCCGCCGTCCGCCCCCGGCAGTTTGCTGGTGAGCGTAATCAGGGAGCCAAAATTACCATTCAGGGTTTGGATCGTATCTGGGAAGGTATACACCTGCGATCCCGACCCAAACCGGGTGACACGCTGTAAGATGGTCATCCCATACTCCTTTTCGCGTCGGCAAATTTCTCGGCGAAGGTTCTGGCGTTGCGTTCTAAGTTCGGCTCATCCCGCAGCATTTCAATCGGCACTTGCAGGATGATGGTGTCGCCGCCACCGCCACCCGCGCCCAGCAGCTTGTCGGCATTCGGGATAAAAGTGCCGTTGCTGTTGGGGATAAAGAGTTCCGGCTGCGCGCCACGCCCAATCAGATAGGGCACATCGGCCATGCCCGCCCCGCCAGAGTCGCGAAACTGGATACCGAGACTGGCCGCCGTTGGCGTGCCACCCGACCCCTCGACCGATACACCGCCGCCGCCGCCGAGTTTCTCCAATTCCCGCAGGGCATTGCCTACGCCGTCAATAATTTTTTGAATGAAATCGACCACTGGTTTGATAAAGGTGTCGCCAATCCATTGGAAGCTGTCACGGAACCAGTTATAGACCTTTTCCAGCGATGGCCGGATAGCTTCCCATAAGCCGCTGATGAGCGTGACAAGTGGGGTGATGATATTGTCTTTGAACCAGACCACCGCCTCGTTAATTTTGGGCAGCGCCGTCGTCACAAACCAGTCGTAGACTTTGGCTAACACCGGCTCGATAACGATCCATAAGCCTTCCAGAATATCGACGGCGGGCTGTAATACATTGTCTTTGAACCAGACCACCGCCTCGTTAATTTTGGGCAGCGCCGTCGTCACGAACCAGTCAAACACATCTTGCAGCACCGGCCCCACCGCTTCCCATATTCCCTGAAGCAGAGTGATGGCAGGCTGTAATACATTCTCCATGAACCAGCGCAGCGCATCGGTAATCCAGGGCAGTCCCTCGGCCATGAACCAGTTGAATAAGGCCGACAGCGCCGGGCTGACGACTTCCCAGATGTCCATCAGCATATTGACAATGCCTTCAACCGCCGGGCGCAAGATGGTATTGAAGAAGTCCACCACCAGCGGCAGCACGTCCGCGATCACCCAGTTGGCGAACGCCTGTAACCCCGGCTGGATCGCTGTCCAGAAGTCAACCAGCAGGCCGACGAAGCGCTCGACAATGGGGATGACTACTTCTTGAATGAAACTGACTACACCTCCCAGTGCATCTTCAATTGCTTGACGGAAGGCTAAAAACTGTTCGGGATTTTGAATCACGCCCAACCCGACCAGGAAGTTAGCAATTCCGCTGGAAAGTGATCCAACAATGGCATCTACCACGCTGCCGGTATCATTCAAAATGTCGGTAAAACTACTAAAGCCCATTACCGCCAATTGCACGGCGTTTACAATCGTTTCAATCACCGGTTGCAGGATGTCACGGATACCCAGGAAATTTGTTTGGAAGGCCAGAAACAACAGCGCCGCCGCGCCGATAATCAGGCCGATGGGCGACAGCACCAGCCCCAGGATCGTCCCCAGGCCGCTGAACAGGCCGCCCACTGCCGAAACTGCTTTGCCAATAATCAGGAGTGTTGGCCCGACCACCACCAGCACGGCCAGGATTTGCGTAATTTGCCCTGCCAGTTCCGGGTTGGCTTGTATCCAGGCTGTCAGGCTGTTGACCACGCCGATGAGCTTGTCCACCATCGGCGCCAGGACATCATTCATCAGCGGCGTCAGGGCTTCGATCTGTAAAGTCTGGATCGATCCCGTCAGCGACTCGACCTTACCGGCGAAGGTGTTCATGAACTCAGCGGCAATCGTCGCGGCATCCGGCGCGGCTGCCATTTGGTCGCGCATCGCGCCGATACCACCGGCTGCCCGTAAAGCATTCAGCCCGGTGATGCCGAAGCTGCCTGCCAATTGGTACATGATTTCATTTTGTTCTTCGACGGGCAGCTTATCGAGGGCAGTATCGAGTTCGCCTAGAACCGTGTTGAAATCGCGGGTATTGCCATTGGCATCGTACAGACTAAGACCAAGTTTTTTCCATGCGCCAGCCGCTTCTTCAGTGGGACGGGTCATTTGGGTCAGGACAGTTTTAAGGAGTGTTCCGCCTTCTGCGCCCATAATGCCGTTCTGAGCAAAGACGGCTAATGTCGCGCTGGCATCCTCGATACTGAGTCCGTACTGTGCGGCAACTGGCCCCACATTACCCATCGCTAGTCCGAGATCGCCAACCTCGGCGCGGCTGGCATTGGCTGCCCGTGACAGCGCGTCGGCTACCCGTCCAGCATCCTCAGCCTTCAACCTGAACTGTGCCAAAGCCGAACTGGTGATTCCTGCCGCTTGTGCCAAATTCAGGTTGCCCGCGCCCGCCAAATTGAGGACGGCTGGCATGGTCGCCATCGCCTGCTCAACCGATTGACCACTCTTGAGCAGGTCGAGCATCCCGGCGCTGGCATCCAACGCACTAAACTTGGTATCCGCGCCCCACTTGAGTGCCGCCTGCCGCACCCGTTCCAGGTCTTGCGGGCCGAGTTCGCCAAAGACTCGTATCTGGTTGATGACGGTATCGAAATCACTGGCAGCTTTCAGCCCGGTCAGGCCGAAGGCCAGCACCGGCGCGGTTAACTGCGTCAGGCTGGAGCCGATGCTGGAGATTGCGCCGCCCAGGTCTTGCAAGCCGCCGCCGATGGATTGGCGCGCGTTCTGAACCGCCGAGTCATCAAGGCTTAAGACTATTCGGCCATAAGCCGTACCTAACGAATAGCCCTCACTGCCAAAATCCATACGCACCCCAAATAAAAACGCGGCCTCGTCTTTCGACGGGCCGCGCCCTGTGGATGCTTTAATTGTAGCACAGATGTTTGGGTTACGGTTGACTTTTCACCCACTCAAAATAGGCTTCGATCTCGGCTAATTTCCGCTTTGCTTTCCGTTTGCCGAGGCGCTCGATTAGCCACGCAGCCGGGTCTTTATTGCTTTTGGATTGGTTGCAACAGGATTTGCCCGCTGGAATCCCTCTCTTCCCGTGACATAAGGGAACTATGTTCCCAACTGTTGTGCCGGGGTTATCGGGTCGCGGGTCTTTGATAGCGATCCAATGATCCATTGCTATTGTTGTCCAGAGTCCGGTTGCAATCTGCCCGCATACTGCACAGCATCCGCCCCAATAATCCAAGCAGCGTTTCCATTGATCTTCCGTGAGATCGCTGCCTAAATTTCGTTCAATTGCCCGCCGTTCATGTTTGGCCTTTTGCGCCTGATATTTATAGGCTTCGGGGTGAAGTAAATAGTGACGCCGCCGAATCACCTGCCCCTTTTCGGGGTTAGCTTCCTGATATTTTTTCTGCGCCGCAAGCACCTTATTTCGGTTCGCATAATACCAATCACGCTTAATTTTGCGAACCCTTTCCCGATTCGCTGCACGCCACAATCTGCTTTGTTCTCGATGCTTTTCGGGATGAGCGCGCCTCTCGGCATTCACTCTATCTTTATGCTTCTCCCAGGATATACGGGCGCGCTCATTCGCAGCTTCGCCATCTTCAAGGCTTTGAATATGGCGGCACTCAATACACGGTTGGCGGCAGCCATCTTTTGTTTGGCTATGTTTGTGAAAATATTTCCGTGTTGCGGGTTTCCACTGTTGGCATCCCGTGCAGCGCTTGAGGGGTGTGGTATCATTATTCACAGTAGCCATCCTTGTAATGGATACTCAAGCCCCTGGTGTTGTCGCACGCAGGGGTAACTTATTTGTTCTATTATACCGCGTTAGTCGCGAAAATTCACGCCGGGCATCATGCCCAACTGCCCCGCATTGATCGGTTTCCGCTTCGCCGGTTCACCCAGCGCCGCCGCAAAACTTCTATACTTCGGCTTACCATCATCGTTCCGCGCATCCAGCCGGTTCTGTACCCAGGTGCCAAAAAGCAAAACTGCGTTATCAAATTGATAACTTAACCAATGATTGTCGCGGATGCCGAAGATCGCGCTAGGTTTTTCCCGAAACTGGCTCGATTGGCGGTACAGTTGCCAGGTGGCCGTTCGGTTCTGGAGGAAACGTTTTGGCAGGTTGGTACTGCCCCCCTAACGCCCAGGCCATCACCGTCGCCTTGTCGTTGAACGGCACCCAGGCCACCGGGATGTACTCGCCCTCGGCTGCATCCTTAGTCCACAATTTCGGCGTAACAAAACAGGCGATGGCAATCACGTCCATCGACTTCATGATCTGGGGCAGGGTTTCTTTGTCGATGGTCAGTTCCTGGCGCTGGCCCATGTTGTTCTGGGTCATATCCAGGATCAGGTTCGACAGCAAATCCGGCACTTCGCCATCACCGGAGATCATCGCCACCAGGTCAGGCCGTTTCAGCAGCGCCACCTTGCCACTGGGCAGCGTGATTTCTTCGGCCTGCGGCATCCATTCGTTGATCGGTGTAACCATGTATCGCTCCTTATGCCGCGAAGAAAGCCAGGAAGTCGGCGCCACTGGCCGGGGCTGTCCACAGCGCCGCCGTTTCGTAGGTGCGCACGGTCATCAGGTACAACACACTGCTGATGGCAACCGGGATGGCATAACCCTCGATCTCGGACATATTGAATTTGTTGGTTTTGCCGTCGGCGGTGTATTTGGGATACTTATCCAACTTACACCCCTGCAAGCCGATGGCCGCCACGCCGCCGTCGTCGGTAGGCGTCAAGCCAATCGCGCCGAAGTAGGGCAAACCTGCGCCACCCGCCGGGAAACGGGTACGCCGCCGCTGGTTGGGCGTCAGGTTGCTGGTGTAATTCGACACCCCGGCGGTGACGGCCAGGAAATCGACATCGACACCGCCCATACCGATTTTGATTTTGGCCCCGCGCGCCACCGACAGCAGGCGCATGGTTACGCCGTAACCCGGCAGCTTATCCGTGTCGTGTTCCGGGTCAACTTCCAACGTCTGCCCGATGGCCGCCGAGATAGGGGTTCCATAAGTATTGGCAGTAATATTGTAAGCTGCCACCAGTAAATCGGTTAAAGTGTAGGATACTTCGCCGAATTCGCTGCTCCCAGGAATGATGATTTGCCTTTCACTCTAAAAACGAAAAGCGCGGCTCGTCTCTCGACGGGCCGCGCCCTGTTATTGATAATATTATAGCACAAGTATTCGGTTCTAAAGAAACACTTTATTCATCCTCAGACAGCTTTCGCGCCTTTGCGTAACGCCGTTTTGCACCTTCGCTCAATTTCCGTTTATGTTCTTCACTAAATATCACGCCTTTTCGCTGTTCACTTTTCTTCCGGCATGTTTCTTCGCTTTGAATTTTACCTTTGCCAGCCTCGCTCAATTTGCGGCGCGTTTCTTCGCTTGCAGGAGGACGTTTTCTAGCGGCTTCACTCAGCTTGCGCACATGGTCATCACTCAGGATTCGTCCCTTTTGCGCATCACTCATTTTACGCCGTGTCTCTTCGCTTTTGGGTTTCCCAAAGTTGGGGTTATTTTTACCCATGACGGCTTCGCTAAGTTTTCGCCGTGTCTCCTCGCTGCGAATTAGTCCGCGCCCTGATGCCTGTACATCTTTGGCGATGTTGTAACACATTCCTTTCGCCATGTAGATGTCAAGGAAGTGTTGTTCTCGTTCGTCTAATTGTTCAATAGCGCAATATTCTAGTTTTTGAAAACGGAACGCATCCGCACCATATCTATTCCAAGCATGTTGCAGGTGTCGATTTTCGTGATAACCGCCCTTTAAATAGGTCTTATGTTTGTGCCACCGCCTGCGAAAATCCTGCGTTTGCCCAATGTAGACTTTGCCGGTTTTTACGTTGAGGATAACATATATGCCTGAAATTGGAGTATCATTACTCACAGTAGCCATCCTTCTTATGGTTGCTCATGCTCCGAGGTGTTTGCGCACCGTCGGAGTTTCCTTTTCTCCCTCAATTATAGCACAGATTTTCGCTTTACCGCCGCCGCAACTGCACAAAATAGCGGCTTGCCGCAGCCAGTGCGCCGCCCAGGTCGTCCTCGGTGAACTCGCGGATGTCATCGACCCAGCGCATGAGGGGTCGCCCTTCATTGTCCGCCGTCACCTGCTGCCGATCCAGCAGGTCTTTGGCTTTCCGGCGCGCCTGCCGGATCAGACTGTAACTGTCATGATGAAAATACCAGATGCGGAAAAATTGCCTTTCACTGGTCAGGATCTCGGCTTCGGTATTGGTGTCAAAGGTCAGCACCGCCGTCAGTTCCAGCTTGCCGTCGGCATCGTAACAACCCGCTGCTTCAGCGCTCTCCGGCGTCAATCCCAATGTCCCCAACTCGTCAAACAGGAAGGTACCACCCGTCACCAGCGCCACCCAGGGCGCGTTGCCGGTCAGCGCAGCTTTGATCGCAGCTTCCTTGCTTGCCATTAACTGAACACCTTCCGCACCATATCCATCACGGGTTGGTAGTGCTGCTCCAGCGTCGGCAGGATGATGGCATAGCGCGCCTGATGCGCCAGTTCTAAATACAGGCCGTAATCCATCCGGTGCGCCAGATAAATCGCCACCGACGTTTCGCTCAAGTCTTTGACGAAACCGGTCAGCCCCTGCCGAGCGTTGCCGGTGCGATCCGTCCAGGTGGCATCGGCTTTGGCTGCCGCCTCAACAACCGGCGCGTAGTATTCAGCGATCAGATGCAGCGCCAGACGGCAGCGGCGGCGATAGTCTTCCAGCCGCGCTTGCATCTCACTAATACCCGTCCATTGCATCTCGGCGCTCATTGTGTCTCCTCGGCATACGCCTGCACCATACCGTGTAACGTTCGCTCCACCCGCACCACCTTATAATTCAGCCGCGCCACTGTGGATGGATACTTGAACAGGTCGCCGCGTTTAATATCCAAATCCGGCTGGCCGACGATCAAGAGCTGCTCATAAGCGCCGCTGCCTGATTCGCTCTTGCGTTCGCTGGCGGTGGTGTCCCGTCCGGCGGGGGCCAGGATCACCGACTGGGCATCCAGCGTCTCATCGCCGCGCACAATTGCGAGGCTCACCCCCCGGTGGCCGATCATAAAGGCCACCGAGTCGGCGCGTTCCGACTGGCGGTACCATTCTTCCAGGTCGCCGCTGGGGTTCCAGCCCAGGTAGGTGCCGAAATCAGGCATTCGGGTCGTACTCCCGCGCCAGGTCGATCAGTTTATCCCGCGACACTTTCAGTACCGCGCCTACGGCTTCATGGCCGCCGCCGAAGGCCACCAGTAGCCCGGTGGTGATCGCCAGCGCGTTCAGGCTGACCGGTGTTTTAGTGCGCCGTTTGGCGAAGGGTTTGGGCTGGCCGCGATACACCTTTTCCACCTTCTGCCGCAGCGCGATCATCTGCTTATGCGACAGTTCAAAGGTGTCGCAGATGTGGATCATAATCAGCACAAAGTTGTTGGCGTCATAGCGCATCATGGCAGTTTATTCAGCAGCGCGCCCAGCTTCGACGTGCGCAGCGCTTCATCGCTTGCCATGCGCGGCTTGAGCGCCTTAATCATGAAGAAGACCTTGTTCCAGTCCTGGCGCGCGGCTTCGATCAGCGCCGCCGCTTCCTGGCTGGCATGGTCGGCCAGGGCAGCCGCTTCCATAATAATTGGCGGCAAATCCTGTTGCATCGTCTGCGCCACAAACCTGGCAGCATTTTCAACTACGTCCTGGGGAATGTTCAACACATTGATTGCGCCGTGCGCTTCGCCCATTATCTCTGGGGGCGGCGTGTCATCCGCATCCGCTACGGCTTCGCCCTCATACTCCTCAAGAATCTCAGCAGCCGCGCCCTCGACATACTCGGCAGCCTCCTGCACTTTTTCGGCCTGCGTTTTCTTAACCATTACCATCGCCTCCTGCTTGTCAATTGATTTTCACTGGGCGTGTAGCGATCCGGGTTGACCCGTTTGCCCAGCTTGCCGATGACTACCTGCCGCCGTTCGCCCTGCGCCGCATCCAGTGCCCATTGGTAATCGGCCTTACGTTCCTTCAAGTGCCGATACACCTGATCGAGCTTCTCATCCACTGCCCCGGCGCTGTAATCATGCAGCTTGCTGGCGCTGTTGAGGAGCTGCTCAAAACACAGGCCCTTAACCGCTTCAAAACGGGTATTGTCATTGGGCGCGCTGGTCAGTCGATCCCAATTGTCATCCAGTTCCGGGTCGGTGAAAGCAGTGGCGACATCGCCCAAATCGCGCCGCACCCGCTGTAACTGCTGCGTCGTCATCGGCATAATTCGGCCTCTTTCGCCTGCTCATACTCGTACACATCCCGGATCGTCGCCCGGATACCGATACTCGGCTGCCAACCCAGTTCGGTTTCGGCTTTCCTCGAATCGGGATATTTATCATCGGCTTCGGCATATTGCGGCCCATAAATCGCCTTGCCATTCGTGAACACGACCTCACCCTGGCCGATGACCGCCATCACCTGCTGCGCCAGATCAAGGATGGTGGTGGTATTCGCCGGGTTGCCCAGGTTGTAAACCGCGCCCGTCCGGCCTCTTTCCCAGGCCCGCACCATCCCATCGACGATGTCGCGCACATGGGTGAAGGCCCGTATTTGCATCCCGCTGCCGAACACCGTCAGCGCCTCGCCCCGCATGGCCTGCCCGACAAATCGCGGCAGTACAAATCCGCCTTTGGCACTCTGGCGCGGCCCAGCGACATTAAACGGGCGCACAATCAGCGCATCCAGGTCGGCGCTGTTCAGAATGGCGGCCTCTGCCGCCAGCTTCGCTACGGCATACTCGACTCGCGCCGTCATCTGCGCCGGGATGTGTTTGCGCATGTCCTCGCTGCATAGCCCATCCTGGCCGCCGCCGTACACCTCGCTGGTCGATACGTCAATCAGTCGCGCGCCGTTGTGTTTCGCCAGGTCGATCACCCGATAGGCGTCGCTCACCACCTGCTGTATAATCTTACCCGCGTGCGGCAGGATACCGGCTGGCCCCACCGGCGAGGCCAGATGGAAAATCGCGTCGTAGCGTGCGCGTCGATACAGCGGTTGTTGATACAAACTGAACACTTCAATGCTTTCTTGAAAGACGGTAGCTGAAATGGCCGCGTTCCCTATCTCATTCAGTAGCCGTGCCATTGGTATCGGGTTGCTCGACAGATTATCGACAATATGCACCGTATGCCCATCGTCCAGCAGCCTGCCGACCAAATGCCCGCCAATGAAACCTGCGCCGCCTGTGACCAGAATTCGCATCAGCCCGCCGCCTCCCGATCCATCCGATTATACCCTGGATAGGGCGCGTTTCGCTCATTCGTTCGGATTTTCCAACCGAGTGCCGGATCATTAAACGGTGTCTCAAACAGTTCGTATTCCTTCTCGCCACCCCATTTTCGCAGATAATAGGCTTTGTTCCGCTCAAACTGTTCTTCGTGCTGTTGGATGGGCACTATGCTCCGGCTCTTGCTGCCAGCGTGCAGGATGTGGGTTGATGGAATACACATGTGTCCCAGTCCGGCCAACTGCGCCCGCCGATAATAATCCCTATCTTCGTAATAAATCGGATAGAAATTTTCGTCGAAATACCCAATCTTTTCGAGTGCAACGGGGTTGATCGCCGCCAGCGAAAACAGCATGTCACCGGATTGCAGCGCGCGTGCATCGAAGCCCCACCCACTGACCATGTAATAATCCCGATTGCGGGCTGCCGCCCGCGCGATCCGGGTGGCGTCGCCATACTGTGGCGCAGCATCGTCGTTGGCAATCAACATCACATCCATGCCGTCATGGTAGCCGTCGATCAAGCCCTCGTTCCAGGATTTTGCCAATCCCCGGTTCTCGCCATAGGGGTAGTAGCGGACATTGGGGCGGGCTGCCAGGCGCTCACATACCGCTACCACTTCCTCTACCTGGCTGTGGAGGAAAAGATACCAGTGGACTTTGGATGAATCGGAGCGCGAAAACAGCAGTACTAAATCTTCCGCCAATCCATAAGCCACCACGATTAGGCCGATTCGCATAGCAGCTCCTCAATCCGCCGCGCCGCCTGTTCCCAGGTGAAATACTCCAGCAGGTATTTGCGCCCCGCTGCTGCTTTTGCCAGCGCCGCCCGATAGTCGGCCATCACCGCCTTCATCTGCGCGTCGATTGACTCCCGATCCGGCTCCCACCACTGCCCGGCCTCGTCGTTGGCTTCATAATAATCAAACTGACAGGGACGCATGTCTTTCACAGCGATGGGATAACCCCACTTTTCCACATCCCACATACCCAGCGCCTGCGTCGCGGCCACCGGCAGTCCGCTCAATACCGCTTCTCTGGGCGGATAGCCGAAGCCTTCGCCCCGGCTGGGGAAAATCATCGCCTGGCAGCGCGCCAGCAAGTCATGCCACTCCGGCTCACTCATTTGTCCCTGTTCCAGGCTGATTTGTGGATCGTCCAGGCCGGTCAGCCACTGTGCCGCATCCCGGCATTTGATGATGAGCCGGTAGCGGGGATCGTCGCCGCACAGCCGCTTGAAGGCCATGATCGCCAGGTCGGCGCCCTTACGCATGTCGCCCAGGCTGTAGGTCAACCAGGTGAACTGCGGCGGATGAGGATCGCGTGGCACAAAATACGGTGGCCGGTAATCCACACCCAACGGCACATAATCCACCGGAATGGTTAGTCCCGATTCGCGGTAGATGTCCACCAGCGGCGGACAAGCCACCAGCACCCGCTCAAAATCGGCGTTCAGGATGTCCACCCACAAGCGGGAGACGCGGTTGCTCTCGCTCATGGTGAAGGCCCACTTGCGCCCCGGCACATCCTCGCCCCATTCCGGCGATCCGCTGATGATGGTGACGGCGTGTTTGGGTGGCGTCCATCTATCCACCATCCACACCTGCACACCGAAGCCGGTCAGTCCTTTGACCAGGCCGAGTTCCATACGGCCATAGCCGGTGGCCGGGTTCATGCGATTAGAGGGAAAGAAGTTGAGTTGGGCGGCTGCCAGTTGAGTAACCATCATACTCCGTGAGGTTAAAAGGGGAGGGTTTCAAACCCTCCCCTAGAACGTCAAACGAGGATTGTCCGGCTACCCAATGGAGGGATTCGTCCAGTTGCCAGTGGCATCCAGGAAGGCTGCCGCGCCATTGGTACGGTCTTCGCCCACGCTCACGCCGAACTCGAATTCGATGTTCAGCTTCTTCAGCGGGTATTTGTCATCACCGGTCTTCTCGGCCATAATCGCCAGCCCGAAGCCTTCGTCGGGATGGACGCGCACTGCAATCGAGTTGCGCTGGTCGAGTTGGCCGTAGCTCTTGACCATCGCGCCGTAGTTGGCCGGAACCCGGTTGTAAGCCCGCAGTTCGATCAGCCCATAATCGCTCTGGAAGTAGCCGAATGCGCCATCCGTCACCATCGGCGTGCCGCGCGCGAACAGTTGGTTGCCGCTCGACTCCGCGCCCCGATCGATCACCGTCACCACATCCGCCGTGAACTTAACAAAACCCGTCAGTACTGCGTAGGCTGCCACGTCAGCGCGGCTCACCAGTGCGGTGAATGGCGCGGTGTGCCCATGTTCTTCCAGCGTTTCCGCCATCTCGTTCAGGAGTTCGTCGCGCTGTTTGGTGTCGCTGTCGATGCCCAGGAAGTGATCATGGCTTGTGTCGAAGGCTTGTCCACCATAAGCCGCTGGCACAAAATCGACATTGCCGCCGCTGCCACGCACAAACGGCACATCATAGCCGCTGGCACCAATCGCGTTTTCGGTGTTGGTGAATAGGCGGGTGAACAGCTTGCGTTCAAAGCGCCACTTCGCCCGGTTGACGATGACGCGCAGTGTACTCTCGATTTGCGGCTGCCGGGCATCCCGGAAATAGCGCCGCGAGCCGCCAATCGCCCCGCCGTATGGCCGCAGGTCGATCTGATGGCCGATGGTCGTCCCGTGCATCATGTCCGGGTCGTCCATGTCGGTGATTTCCGGCAGTTCTGTCACTGTCCCGCCGTCGGGGTACTCGAAATGATCCATCTCGGTGATCGAGAACAACCAGCCCCACTTTTGCACAAATTCCTGATTAATGCCGCCCAATGCCGCCGCTGTGCGCGCGATGAACTGCTGCACCGTCACGCCTTCACGCAGTCGCCATTGCGCCAGCTTAACCCCATCCACGCCAGTGGGGAGTGCCCGTAGGGCGATACTCATTGGCCCCAAAACTTCTGCCATGTCTTATTCCTCCCCTTAACTATTGCTGGCTGGCGCTTGCAGGCCAGGCAGAACGAACAGGACGCCATCGCTTTCGGCGTAACCGACTGGCGCTGTCCACGTACCCGCGCCCGTTGGGGCGGTTTCGGTGATCGCGCCCGCCGTACTGCTTTGAAACTGACGCACTCCGGGCGTCAGACCGCTGAATCCGGCCACCGGCCCGAAAACACAAACCGTGATCCCGTCACCGGCCAACGCCTGGGTTTCACCTTCGCGCGAGACCGCCGTGACCACGCCGCGAACATTGGCGATCAGCGCGCTCACGTTAGCATCCCCCTGCGCCACTTTGGGCAGGATGTTGTCCTGGTCGTCGGCGATGTAGAACGTGTCGCCCATGTTAATGGTCGCATTGGCGACGGCTTGCCGTAGAGTCGCGCCTTCCAGGGCGCGGACTTTCGCTGCTGTAACAGCCATTGTCTAAACCCTCCCTATATACCCAGCGATGCGCGCGCTTCGGCGATGGTTTCCGGTTTGTTCAGGTCTTTGAATGGGTTATTTCCGTCCCGGTCTTTGCCGCCGGTGAAAGCGTTCGGCCCGGCCTGATTAGCCACCAGCGCTTCGGCGATGAGTTTGATGTCCTCGCGCGCCTGCAATTCAGCCACACGCGACTTGGCCTTGTCGGCGCTGTCCACCGTCCCCATCTGGGCGATGATGGTCGGGCGCAGGGCTTCCAGTTCAACTGCTTTGACCGCATCCGCGATCCAGCCGTCAATCTGAGCCTGCTGATTCTTCTGGCGCAGGTCACGCAACTCTGCGATCAGCTTATTCAGCTTCTCAACCGGGGTCGCGCCCTGGAATTCGGCCACCAACTGTTCGATGCTGGACAGGGTTTCAACCTTGCCCTTCATCTCGGCGATCAGGCTGTCCTTCTCGCCGACTTTGGTCGTTAAGGCGCTCACCTGCGACAAGGCATCCACCTTACCCTGGATGAGTTCGCTGACCAGTTTCGAGTCCACTTGCTCGGTCATCGGGTTATCCTCCCCGTTCTTATGGTCGTTGGAATCGTCTTTCATCTCGGCGGTGAGATGCGGCACTGCTGCCGCATCCGGGTGCGACACCCGATCAGGATGGCCCAGGTCTACGCTCTCCAAATTCATGTCGGAGAGACCCTTGTTACCCTTCACGCCGTAGACACTCGTCCCCACCCGCGCGCGGGCGCGTTTGGCGTCGGCCAAAAATTCGCGCACGTCCTGCGCGTATTTCGGCACATACGCCTTGCCCCACACCAGCCCGGTTTTCTCGTCCAGCATCGCGCCGAGCCAGCGCAGGACAGGTAGACTGTAATCAGTGGAGCGTTTTTCGGCGGGGAGGTGGCCGAGATTGCCATCGGGTCGTTTGGTGTTGATCTCCTGCACCACGCGCAGGGCGCTGGGTTTATCCCAGGGCAGGCCGTTCTGCGAACGAACGCCCACTTTCAACAAGGGCAGCGTGACGAACATCGGTTTGTTCGCCGGATCATCGCTGCCAGAGCGCCACTCCTCGACCTCGATCTCCGATGAGAGCGGTACGTCGGGCGGCTTACCCGCAAAAGACCAGGACATCTCGGCTAAAACTTCAGGCATCCTAACCCCTTAAACGAAAACGCGACCTGCACACCCCAAGAGAGGGTATACAGGCCGCGCCTGTTTATTTCATATATTTTGTATTATAGCACAGATGTTTGCAAATCGTGTCAATCACGCCGCGAGCTAAAATGGATTATCTTGCTCGCCTGTAATGGAACGCCAGCGTTCGATAGCTTGTAAGCCCAATTCGCAATCCCACATTGGCGGAATGCTGCTATGAAGCATCTGCTGATGTTCATAGCTTTGCGCGTGGTGAGCGACTCGACCTTCTAATGGTTTCAGTCCTGGCTGATGCAACTGGCATCGGCCATTCACGTAGAAGGTGCAGCCTTCATCGGACTTCGGCCAGTAGGGGGTTATCTTACCCTCATGGCCCTTCAACGCGCCGCACAGAATGGCAATCGACTTGTCGCCCTTATTCCCTTGCCACCAATCCAGCATCAGGCGGCTGCCGTAGCCTGCGTCCATTAACTGCATGGCTTCTTCCGGCGTCGGCCAGCACGGGCGTAAACAGTATGATTGGCACTCGGCGCAATCGCAAGCGCCAAACACGTAAGTAATTTCTGTCATGTATCTATTTTAATCGTCGATGACCGCTTTGTGTAGCCATTTCCTCACGCCGCCATCAATTCCCGCAGTAACTCGGCCAGGGCAGGCCCGATGAGCCAGATCAGGAAATCCCAGTCATCCGCCGGGTTCAAATAGATGTCTTCGCCGCTTTCGATCAGCGCCCGTAACTCGGCGATCACACCCGCTGTGTCCTCGACCACGACAGGCCGGACATGGCACCGACAATGCGGATGAAACGGTCCGATTCGGGCGCTGTAAACCGAATAGGGTGGCCGGATCCGTTCGCCGCTGATGCCGATGGTGGCGTGCTGCGGGCAAATGGCGCAGGTCGGGTCGCCATTAGCCGAGCGCGCCACGTCGATGCGATCCACAAACGGATTCATCTGAGCGCTGATGAGCGCGGCTTCATTAAAGGTGTGGCTGATCTCCGTCCGGCTCAGGCGCATGGCATCAAAGGATGCGCCGCCCGGCTGGTAACGTGATCCATACGGCTTCAGGGTACGGATGCCGCTACGCCCCGGCAGTAAATAGGCTTCCAGCGCTGCCGAGAGGTTCAACGACGATTGGCCGACACGGACGCCGCGCGCCAGCAACTCGTCGATCTTACGCCGCGTCTCCGTGTCCGTCCGCCAGATGCGATCCGACAGCCGGTAGCCGCGCTCATCCGTCCAGCGGTGCGGCGGCACCCACTGCCGCAGCGGGTCAATCTGCGCCGGGATCATGCCGGTCAAACCCTCGGCGCTGATCTCGCTCACCGTCCGCCGTCCCCGGCGCAGGAAGTGATACACATCCTCCGGCAGATGCCGCCGCAGCCAATTTTCCTGCTGCTTCACAGCCTGATAGGTGGCAAAGGCGATCCAGTAGTTGAGCGCGCGCGGGTAGGGTGCCAACGCCGTCACACCGTCCTCGGCGAAGGCGGAGCGGTTATCGCCTCCGGTAAACAGGTCGCTGATCGTTTGGCCGACACTGGTCTGTACCCGGCGCTCAAAGCGCTCCTGAATCCGGCCATCCGCGCCAGTATAAGCCAGCAGCGTGCCGAGCGCCTTTAGGGTTGCCGTGCGCAGCAGGCGGGTGCTATCACGGCGCATCCCCGCCTGGGCGATTACCAGGGGCCGGTTGCTGCCAATAACCTGCATTACGCCACCCACGTCAAGGGCGTCGCCACATCAATTTCCAGGATGTCCACCGTCGTCGGCGTGCCGCTGGTGGTGAATTCCAACACATGCCGCCCGGCCTGGACAAAGGTGTAATCCTTGTAATAGACGCCGGTGCTGGCTTTGATGAGCTGCGCGGCGGCATAAGTGTAGGTTTGCAGCGTGTCCACCGAGCCATCTGCCAGGTATACGCCGATGCGAAGCTGGATCGTCGTCGGATCGGCCACCACCCCAGCGGCATTGGTGAACGTATCCTGAATGCGTTTCGTTTGCCCCACCAGATATTGAGTCATGGAATCACCTCCAACTCGCCCTCACCGATGGAGAGCAGCACGATACCGCCACCGCCCGCCGATAAAATATCGATATTGCCACCACCTGCCGACAGGATCGTAACCGCACCGCTGCCCGCCAGCTCGACTACGGCTCCACCGGCAATCGCCGCCAGATAAAAGGTCTCTTCGGAAGCGATGAAGTTGGCGTTGATTGACACCGCGCCGACGACTACTGCTGCCGTGTAAAATTGTTCCCCGGAGGGGATGAAGTGGGTCGCGACATTGACTGCGCCGGGCTGCACCGCCGCCAGATAAAAGGTCTCTTCGGAAGCGATGAAGTTGGCGTTGATTGCTGTGCCGGTCTGGATAGCGGCCTCGTAAAAGATTTCGACGGCGGCGATAAAATTCGCCTGGATCGACACCGCGCCGGGTGTAACTGTCGCATTATAAAAGGTCTCAGCGGAAGCGATAAAATCAGCCGCAATCGACACTGCCCCCGGCGTGACACTGGCGTTGTAAAAAGTTTCTTCGGCGGCGATAAAATTCGCGCTGACGGTATCGCCGCCGCCCGTTTGGGTGACGCCGGCATTGAAGAATGTCTCTGAGGAAGCGATGAAGTTGGCGGATACGATATAGATTACGGTGGCGCTATAAAACGTTTCTTGAGTGGCGATCAGGTTGGCGAAGACGACATCATCAAAAACAATGCTCGCTCCGCTCAGGCTGGGATCGCGTAAGGCAATATCGTAAGGCATGATTAACTACCCGCGATGAAGTTGGCGCTGCGCCCAACCTTGGTATCGCTTTGACGGGCAACGGCGTACAAAGCAACTGTATCGTCGTACCAGACGCCGCTAAATGTACCGCCCGCTACGGTGGTGAGTTCCAGCACCTTTTCCTCGGTATCGGCGCGATGAATATCAACCGTAATGCCTGACCCGTCGCCAGTGTAATACGCGATAGTCTTTGAAAAGCTGAATGTAATGGTGTGGTAGTTCAGATACACGCCCCAACCAATACGACCAATATTACTAAAATTAGCACGCATAATTCGTGCCGTTTCAATAACCATTCGAGTAACATCTGGATCGCCAGTCCAACGCTGCCACGAAGACAAATAAGTGTCATAAATTACATAACAAGCTAGTTCGGTATCACTCACCTGCGTTGCTGATGCTATTCGCAGCCACCCTTCCTCAGCGCCCTCGCCAGATTTTAGTTCTCCGTCAACAATCATTGAAAAAGCATTAAATGCGTGAACCAAATTAGCATAAACCGCTATATTAACAACGGAAAAATTGGTTTCTGGGATAATCGGCGCTTTAGAAGCACTTAGGGCTTCAAAAACAGCATTGCCTGTTTGACTGCCGTGATCTGCATAAGCCCAATACGTATTATGTGCATGAGCGCCAACACCAGCACTGTGCTTGCCACTGGTATAATTCAAAAATACGCGATTCCCTAATGGAGAGCCAAACGCACCTGACGTTACCGCAGTTC